GATGACCATCAGAAGTGTTCTAACACCGAGGTCGTAGGTCGCACGGACTAACGATAGCAAAGCCGTGTCTCCACTTTCTTCTAACCTTACCATGTCTGGTCTAATGACGGACAAGACCCTTTCACTCTCTGCCAGAACTTTCTCTAATTCTTCCCTAGTCATGTCGTTATCCTTTCTTTCGTTAGAGTTTCTCAATGTAACGTTCGGCAAGTTCACGGAAATCCCGTGCGCCTTCGCCTTCGGCCTTGCCGACGATAATTGCCAAGAGCAAGTATCCCCGGTCTTGTTCGGGAACTAACGATAGAAGTTCCACTACCTTGTCGGTCTCTGGATAGGTCAGAGTTTGGAATTCGAGAATGGCTTTGCGGTTCACTTGCTTCCCTTTCTAACGATACGGAGTTTGCCGATGCCCCATACTTCACGGACAGTTCTAACGTAAGCCTCGCAGTCTGCGAGTTTGCCCTGATGGACAACCATACCATCGGGCCGGATTACCTGAAACATTAGAGCCTTACCTTTCCTCGGTGACCTTCACCGATACCCATAGGGTAACCCATAGCCTACCCATGAGTCCAGTCATTCCTTCCAACGTTAGAAAGTTTTTTGAAATGTTAGAAGTTACCATAAAGGCTATGTCTATCGTTAGAAATGTAATAAAGTTGTAAGGTTCTCTAACGTTAGCACAGCCGGTGTTCTAACGTTAAGCAGCCAACGTTAGAACACCGGCCCGTCTAACGTTAGAAGCACGGCACGAAAGAAGCCGGCCCGAAGGCCGGCTTCTAACGTTGGGCAGTTTCACGACATACCCAGGTCGGAATGGTTCTATTATTGCGAGCCTTGCCATACATTCATCAGGTAGGACCGCAGGCAGTTTATCGTCATGCCCAGGACGGTAGATCACTCAGCCCATTCCCATCTTCCATCTTCCAACAGTCGAACGTTAGTCGGAGCCTGGCACTCGTAGACATTCACGATCTCGCCGTTGGTAGAGTTCCAGGTGAAGTCCCGCTCTAACGATACGGGGCAGAGGTTCTCATCGCTGGTGTCGATCCAGTCAGCGATCCGACTCAGACCGATGACCGCCAGAACAGCGACCACCGACCAGAAGATCCATCTAACGATGGAGCGGGTCTGGTAGTAGGCCGGGGACTTCATCACTCACCCCCGATCTTCAAGTCCCCGACCCGAACCCCGGCCCAGTCCCGACTGGTGTAGGTGTCGGACAACTCACGGGCGAAGAGCATGAGGGCGAAGTTGATCGCCTCGAACTTCTCCACTGTCGCCTTCTTTCCGGTGCGGTCGAAGGTGTAGATCTTCATCATGTCGTGGAGAACCTGATCGATCAGTTCACCCATTGTCTTGGTTCCATCGTTAGCAACTCGGCTCATTTGGAGCACTCCTTTCCTCAACCTCAAATCTACCCTCTCCCAATGGGTGAGTCAACGACCGAACCATTGGTTTTTTCTATCGTTATAAGAAATTTTTGTATCGTTAGAATCGCATAATAAAGCCGGGAGATCCTCTAACGTTAGAACAACTGGAGTGCAAGGCGGGGGTCATCGCCTTTTGCACTCCAGCCGCCGGCTCTAACGTTAGGCCGCATAAAGGTATTAAATTTCCTAACGTTAGAGACCATGCCTACCGTGGTGTGCGCCCTGACCGCCGAAGCGGTCAGGGCTTGGCTCTCACCAACCGCTCGGGGCTTCACCCTTCGTCACGGTTCCTACGGGAACGAGGTACGCCGTACCAACCGTAGCGGTCGTGGTGAAGTGACCGCCGTACACGGCGCATACGGTAATGCTCTCCCATTGCTCCTGCGAGAGAGCCGAACGCATGGCTCTCCATGCACGGTTGTAAACGGGAGACTCACCCTCGATGTTGGGGAGAGCGATAGCGTGACCACGCTCGGCGCAGAAGTAGCAAGCGAGCAGAACGGCGAGCCGTTCCCAATTGGTACGGTTGGAACCTACGCCGTTCTCACGGTAGTAGGTGACGAGCTCGGACGCTGCACGAACGTCCGAAGCGGTCGGGGTGGATAGGGTCATGGGTTGGTTCCGCTGAGCGGTCACCTTCTTCGTTGCCATAAGTGAGAGACTAATCGAAACATTAGAGCAATGCAAGTCAATTGTAATTGCAGATGCAACGACATAAAGACTTGCTTCTATCGTTAGAAAATGGTATGCGCACCGAGCTGCATGACCATGCATTCGTATGCATACTCAATCATTGCAGCATACAGCTATCGCCCCAGCGGGCGTGCGGGTGCGGGGATATTATACCCGCACGCCCGTCCACAGGTTTTCCACAGGCTGTGGATAACCCATGTGGACAGGCTGTGGATAAACTGGCGGGGTTGTGGATAAACCCTGTGGATAATGTGGTTGTCCACATGATGTGGATAATGTGTGGGTAAAGGTGTTGATAAAGGTGTGGATAAAGGTGTGCTCAAATCACGGTCCCCGGACCGGAACACCATGCCAGCCGCAGCTGGGGAACGGCAAAGGGCCGGGGACTTTCGCCCCCGGCCCCCGGCCTGCCGGTCATTCTGCCGGTGCGATGAACAGCCGGACCCGGCCCACCTTGGCGGTGGTGCTTGTCTCGCCGGTGATGGTGGTCTTGGCGATGGTCACGGTGTCGGTGATCATCGGCACGATCCGAACCTTGTGCCAGTTCGGACGAACCAGGTCGGCAGACAGGGCACGGTGTGCCAGGTGGTAGGCCGGTGCTGTCTGGGCCTTGCCGGTGGTCGGGTCGGTGGCAGGGAACAGGTCGGTGATCTCAACAGCCTGCCCGGTCTTGGTGACGGTGAGAACCCCGGCGAGAACCCCGGCCATGCGAGACAGGTTCGCCCTGTTGGAAAGCAGGCCATCGGCCTTGGCCTTGGCGACGATCTCGCCGGCCTGCTTTGCCAAGGCCGGTGAGACCTTGGCGACGGTGACGGTGGTGGTGGTCATTGTCTGTCCTTTCGTGTTCGGCGTGTTTGCCATGTCTCTATTCAACCAACTCTCAAACGATAGATCAACCACCTCTTTTGACCCCCCTACATAACCCCTGGTCAGAGGCCGAATTTTCAAGCCTTACCATGATCGGATATATACTCAATTTTTTTTAAAAAGTGAGAGAATGCACCTTGGGGGGATTCTTAGAGATGGGGCGGCCAAAAGTCGGGGAGAAGACCACGGTATATCGGTCCACTAGGAGGTTCCCAGTCATCGATATCACAATGCGGGGTTGTAGAAGAGTGTTGTTCCCAAGATGTAGAGATCTTAGTTTGCGTCCAAGATGGGGGAAAGGCTTGGGTCTTGTTAAAATTCGGGGTTAAGGTTTCTTCAGGCCTAGATACGCTAATAATCGATATATTCGATGTTAATAATAGATCTACACAGTCTGACCATTGTTCATAGGCGGGGTCTACATAATGTACCAGTCTAGTGACTCCAGATGACGCTATTAACTTACTACATCCATAGCAGGGGGGTCCATTGACAATGAGCGTTCCTCCTTGCCTAGCATAACTATCTGAATACAATAATGCATTAGCTTCTGCATGATTAGCTATACAATTATCGTAGGTAGATCCATGTGGGGAGTTTGAATGTAACCGTGGGCATGCTCCCTGGTCGCAATGGGCGTGACCGGGCGGTGACCCGTTATAACCAAATCCTACAACCCGGCTATTAGGTGCGAGGACAAATGCTGCATACTTTCTCTTATCGCATGTCGAAAAGATCTGAGCCATCTGATCGCATGCTGCAAGCCATTTCTCATTTTTCATCTCTTTGGCCATATCCTCGTACAATATGATACATGTCGTTTCCGTATCGGAGCATGCCACGACATTGATATTTCACAAACCCTAATATGCTGGGCTTATAGTCTTTTTTCGGTCCCACGAGGGGCGCACCTTCGTAACCACACTGCCCCGTGCCCTCATATGAGCACTGAGAGTCCCATGGTGTCATATCATAGATATCGCAATGAGGTTGACCGCAAGGGATTGATTCCTCAACCATTACCCCGGACCTTATCCCATTCGTCTAGAGCATCATCCCAACGCCCGGTACGGATGCCCTGGGCTAGGGCATCACCTGCTTTCCATAATCTTTCAATCTCATCTGCCGTATCGAACATCAAAATTTCCCATTCCCTATTATCGGTTGGCAATTCTTGAATAACATATTTACGAAGTAACTTGGGGATATTCTCTGTTGTCATTATTCAAACCTTAGTGGTAATTTTTTCGGTCCACGGACCTGGCCGACGCTCCATTCTACCTCACCGTCAAGAGAAAACTTCGGGTGCTTTTTGATAAATTCCTGGATGGCGACTTTCAATTCTAACTTACCCAGGTGAGCGCCAAGACAACGGTGAATACCCAGTCCAAAAGCGATGTGCTTGTTATTTTTCCTATCGATAATAAACTCTTCGGGGTTCTCGAAGTGGTCAGGGTCACGATTTGCAGCGTTTAGCGGAATCAGGATCCACTGATTCTTCTTCATTTCGTATCCATGGAAGTTATAGTCTTCTTTTACTAACCGTGCTGTCGATACACCAGAGTGCATTCTTAATAACTCTTCTACCGCCGAATCAATGAGCTCAGGGTTATCTTGAAGTTTCTGTAGGTCATCCGGATGTGTAGCCAAATAGTGCAAACTATTGCCTATCGTGTACCAAGTTGTGTCAATGCTACCAATTGTCAGGAGCATTATCATACCCTGCAATTGCTCTCTTGAATAAGATCCGGCATTAATTAAGAAAGTTAATAAATTATCACCAGGGACATGGTTGTCAATTTGCTGACCAACGTAGTCCATATAGACCATGATCTTCTCAAGGCTCTTCTCCGGTTCTAAATTGATATTCTCAAAGATGTCCGGGACCGCCGAACTAAAGAAGTCTGGATCGAATCCAAGCATGCCTGACATGGATTGTAGGGCGACATACAGACCGTAATCTGAGCCATCCGTGCCATCCCATGACTGACATATCCCTCTCAGTCGATCTTCTAGTTTCTCCACCTCTTTGAAAGAGAATGGAGGCTGAACACGCTGTCTTGCCTCAAAGTGATAAGGAGGATCAGCGGTAATAGGGGGTGCACCACCGCCAGGCATGTCAGGCGGAAGATCATTGCTTACCATGACACCACGATTACTAAAATGATCAGTGTCAAGCAAGATCTCTTTTATATATTCATATGTTAAAGGCATCCATGTGCCCCCATAGTTTTCTGTAAAACCCATGGGGTGGAAATCCTGCCAGTATTGTCTTATATTTTTATTAAAGTCAGGATTTGCGTGATCGAATGCCATATATCTATTCTACATCATCAATGGCTAAATTAACCTTATTAGGCGACATGGGCGTAAGAAATTTATTCTTATATCTCTCGTCCTCATCAAGAATCATCAGGGCAATTGTAGAATATCCAATAATATCAATTAATGTATCAACAACTGTCTCACCGCCAACAGAGTTAGCCTGAATTGCTGATCTTAAATCATAATTAGACTTCTCTATTAGATTATTAAGTCTGGCAATCTTATCAAACATTCTAACTATGATGCCGATTAGACCAAAACGCATAATATTCTCAGGACCATAATCTTTTTGTTTTCTAATTAAAATATCGCTGATATAGTTCCAGTCAATATAATAATACATATCTAACTCTTCAATAATATATATTGCATAGCCGGCTATATCAAAAAATAGGGGATTGTCATCAACAGAGTTGATTATATTTTTAGTTAATGGCTTACTAAGCCCCTCTGTCTGATCTACAAGATAGTTGACCATCGCATTAATCTGCTCAACTGGATATACATCTGTCATGTGAGTTGGATTGCTATACCACTGATAGTAATGGTCATAGATTTCCTTAACTTGCTGTTGGCAAACGTCTTCCCAGAAATAATCAACGTGTGAACTTCTCATATCAATATCTTCCATCATATCCATGTTTATTAATTCTATCTACCGAACTTTCAAAAGTTGAATACCCCTGGACCCCGTAAGATTCAACAATTCTATTGTAGAAATTAAATATACATATAACTGCAATTGCATCTTTTACCTCGTCTTTCGTCCAACCATCACTGTAGCATGTTTGAATATCATCATCACTAACAGATGGGGGATTTTGTGTAATTTTTTCTGCTAATTTAAATATAGAATAATATTTATTAGAATATGATTCTATTGTAAATTTATTATCAAAATTATTACTTAATGATTTAGTAAATTCTAAATGAGATTTATAACAAAAATCACAGTTATTTAATTTAGAAGTATATGTAGCAATTATTTCTCTATCTAGTGGTGTCAAATAAGACTCTTCACGAAGAATTTCTTGGGCCATCGACAAAGCATTTGAATACATTTTTTTTCTATCATTAAATATATCGATAATACTAGATGGATTTCTATTGTTTGATAATAGACGACTATCTCTAGTCACATTCCCATCCCTTCAAGTGCTTGGCTTATAAGACATTCATAACAGAACGCCTTTAACCATCCAGATTTTGTTTTACGAATTTCTGATTTACCACCACAACTTTCACATATATTCTTAGAAAGAGTTTCTGCTTGTGCAACATATCGCTGCATAGCTTCTTTAACTGCGCTTTGTGTTACTTCTGTTGTGTAATAGTATCTAAGTGATCCAAACTTTTCTTTAATTTGAATAATTTTATAATCCGGATCGAGCATTACTAATTTTTTATGTAAGTCTATAATTAAGTCATGCCAACCGTTACCTGGCAGGTAGTTGTCATGTGTCATTCTATTCTTAATATCTTCTAAGTAGTTAATGCTATTCATTAATTATCTCCATATCAATTTTTTTTTGATTCTTTTTATATAAGCCTTTAGTTTTTATAGATTTAAATAATTTACCAAAACTTTGGTGCCATAAAACTATATAAACAGAATCATCTCCAAGTAAAAATTTTAAATTTTTTTTTCTTTTAAATGGAATAATTTGTATTAATGGATCTTGAAAAGATATTTTAAAATCTTCTTTTATAAGTGGATTTATTACAATATTAATGTGGTGATAAGAATCCGTATTTATTACACCTGGCATTACTTCATATTCTTTTTTAGAATTCCAACTTACAGGAAGAATCAAACACGACCAGCCTTTTGGAGTTTTTATTGTCCATGGTGTAATTAATTTAATAAAGTTTGTTTTTTCTAGGTATCTTTTTTTAGTAACTGGACATGATCCTACTTGATCATAATCAAATGTTTCAATACCAAAGTTACCCTGCTGTGTGTTTAAATCATAAAAATGATTCCATGAATCACCTTCAAGAAAGAATTCAATGTCTGCCCACATAGGCATTGTATAGCCAAGCTTTAAATAATCCAAAACACCAGAACATGTACTTAAGGTTCCTTCGCCCCTTTTTAAATTGTTCCACCATTCTGGCAGTTTTTTGTTATTGTCAATTGGGAGTACACTGTTAGATATCATAAACATTGATTGTGGTGCAAATACTATTGAATTTTTTAATTTAAAATTTTCTACGTCCATCGGAGTGGAAGCTCTAATTATTTTTTTATTTTTAAAAAACATAACTATAATGATCCTCCACGATCAATATTAAATATTGCACCAGTAATATTCTTACATGGATCACTAGCAATATATAAATACATTTCAGCAACATCTTGAACTGGGATTAATTCATCTATAAATCTAGTTAAGAGATTGAAGTCGGCATTATCAGGGAGTTTTTGTTTATCAATAAAAGGAGTTTGTACTCCACCAGGCGATACTGCATTAACTCTTATATTATTCTTTTTATACTCATATGCTAGTTCTTTTGTTAATCCAACAACGCCTGCTTTACTAGCAACATACGCAGCACTCCATGGCAAAACAGTATTATATGCTAATGAAGTCGTATTGATAATACATCCATAATTTTGATTTATCATAAATGGAAGAGTATACCTAGATGTATAAAAAGAACCATTTAAGTTAGTAGATATAATATTATCAAATTCATGTGGAGTTTGAAGATGAGTGTGCTGCATGGAATTAATTCCTGCTGTATTGATGAGTACATCAACTTTACCCATCTCTGCAACTGAGAAGCGGATTGAATCTTCTACTGCAACATAGTCCTTCACATCGCACTTTACTGCGAATGAATTGGGTCCGGCAAGTCTTACTGTTTCTTGTGCGTTCTCAATCGTTTTGCTTAAACAAGCAACGGTCGCACCAGCATTTGCAAATTTTATAGCAACCTCACGACCAATACCTGTCCCTGATCCAGAAATAATGACAGCAGATCCAGCAAAATCACGCATTAAACTTTGCTTCTCTTCTCTGCTGTTGTGGATCTATAATCTCGTATGTTCCTCTGCTAACTTTCTTAAAGAAACCTCTATTTGCATTAATATAATTATACAAAGTAGGTGTAGTAATCTCACACATTTCAATTATTTCATTAGACTTAAGTGTTTTGCCAATATTCTGTTTAATAAAAGCATCAAGTTTAGATGTCTTAGCACCACGCTTCTTTTTCTCAACAGGCCTAACTTCTGAGAAGTTGAAATAGTCCCACCATTTATTGGATAATTCGTGTGAGAGGGAATAGTATGAAGTAATTTGGCTTAGAGTTTTGCCATCTCTAACACCAATAACAATGGAGCAGGCTGTTCTACGGTCTTCTTGGCTTATTTGTTTTGGAAGATTTTGTATTAGATTTTCTGCTTGAACCGGATTTAACATTTAATGGTTTACCTTTCGTTTTTGTTGGTCTTCTAACCTCATCAAGGATAGCGTCTGCCTCCGTATACTTACGGAAGTTTAGCACACAGTTCTTCAAAACGGCGGATCCAGCAGAATATTTTTGCGAATCTAATTCGTATGTGCAGGCGATATAATAGTAATCATCATCTTCTGCAACTAAGTATCCAACGGCACTTAAAATACACATTGTTTGAGGCGTTCCAATATCATACCAGTCATCATCAATACTGAAATGATCTTCCCAAAAGACCTCAACAAGGGGCGGAAGCGGCGGGTATTTATTCATTATTCCTCCAATAAGCAGAGCAGCCCCCACACCATAAATAAACTTTCGTAATACTTACAGCCAGGAACTGCCCTGCCAAAGATAGTATAACATCAATTCTGTATTTTCATCATATATATTTATTATATTATTTAATATATTGACCGTATATTGATTCAATTAGAGAGCCAGTTAAATTTCTTTCTTCTCTATATTGAATAGAATCGATACTAATATTTTTATAGTTATCAATCATATAATTTAAGAAGCAATTTAATTGTAAAATTGCTGTCTGAAAGCCGATGCATCTATACATGCCGTGACCAAATACTAAATTTGTTTTTTTATAATTTCTATATATATTAAAATCTTTAGTGTGTTTACCAAATTTTGTTTCATCAAAATTAGCACTGCCTAATAAAAATGCAACAATATCACCCTTCTTAATATTTTTATTATGCAGTATGTGATCCGATGATGCAACTCTAATCAGATTAGTTTGTATAAAACTATATCTAAGTGTTTCTTGTATAAAATTATTTGATAGTTTTTTATTTTTAATGACATCAAGAAAATAATTATTATATTGATATATATTATTTAAAAAATTTGGGAATGTACCAGTTAATGAGCTTGATCCACCAAGCATCATTCCCATACAAAATGATATTGCTACATCCCTATCTCTACAGTTTGATACAAGAGGAGGAGGATTATTAATTATAAACTTATATGCGTTTTTGCATATATCTATTCTTTCTTGAATACTTGCCCGTTTCATTAAACTACTGGTAATCTGGAAAACATCGTCGGCCATCTCGTGATCGTATCCCATGAGATCGCATATTGTTAACAGTGGTATTCGATTTGTTACTGTTTTTACTAAGTCCACGGGGCCAATATTTTCTATATTAGAAAAGATTTTATTAATATTTAAATTAATTTTTGACTCTAAATCACCGGCTATTGCGGAATGGTAGATATCTAATAATTTTTTTCTATGAATTGTATACTCAGGTGGCAACTGTATCTGAAAGAACTGTCTGTCCTTGTCAGATAGTAGTTCCGGATTATTTGTCATACATGTTAAATCTCTTATAACAATTGAATCGGTGGTATCATAAGTGTATAATTCATGGTTAGCCAAGCCATTAATTACATCTTGATATCTACTAATAATCCAAGCTCTGTGATGATCGCTCCAATACACTGGCTCATATTTTCTAAGATCAGAATAAAGATTTAATAAATCTTCCTTCGGTGTTTTGTTAGTAAAGTTAAAATTTATCATATATTTACTCTTTATCATTCCCTAGAAATCTCATATGTAGACTATCCCACATCATACCTGAGAGGTCGGCTTTGTTTCTTAGGACACCGGAAATTATTTCAAAGTTTGGAGATATTTCAACAATTGATTCGAGTATAGATGTCATTTCTAATCTAGCAAGCCTCTGGCCGGGACATGTGTGTGGACCGTATCCAAAAGCAAAGTTATGCTTATTAATCTCTCTATTAATTAAAAACTCATCAGGACTATCTTTTATAAATTCTTCATCAAATCCAGCAGATGCAGTTAAAAATAACACGGTATCTCCTGCTCGTATAAATTTATTATTTAATACATGATCAACTGTTGCTGTTCTTATAACAAATTGGGATAAATATCTATGTCTTAGTGATTCTTCTACAAAAAGAGGAATAAGTTCGTTATTATTTAATATTCTATAATATTCTTCTGGATGTTTCTTGCAGTTATAGACTAGATTTGCTAGTTCAGCAGAAATAGTTTCATAGCCGGCAATTGCAATTGATGTACAGAGTGTGCCAATAACTTTTTTTGTCAAATTTACATTTGAAAACTCTTTTTCTGCAATTTCTATAACCAAGCCTGGTGGATTCTTATAAAAAAATCCGGCCAAGTTCATTACAGCTTCTTTTTGCTCCTCCTTTGAGGAGAGATCAAATAATTTCTTTGCTTGTTCTTTTATAAACTCTAAATGATCTTTATCTATTCCAAATATATCAAATATTACATATATAGGAAATAACATAAATAAACTATTTATTATATCAATATCTTTATTTAAAATAGATTTTAATTCATTTGAAAAATTATTTTTTATTTTTAATTTTAATTCTTCACTAACCTGGCTTGAAATAATTCTATTAATAATTTTTCTAAATTCAGTATGGGCCGGCGGGTCTAGTTCATAGAATGGTAGATTGTCATATAGTTCAGACCTTTTTGTTTCAAGGGTAGTTCCATAATTTGCAGTATATTTACTATAGTCACGCAAACAAGATACAACATCTGTATATTTAGATACTATCCAAATTTTATGTTCATCATTCCAATGACATCCATCTAAATGTCTTAGAAGTTTGTATTTTTTATAATTATCAAATGTAACTTCATATGGGTCGTAAATCATACAATTCTTTAATTTTTTTATAATCAATTTTACCAATTTCATTCCTTGGTATTAAATTTGATTTAATAAATTCTTTTGGAATCTTATAGTCAGCAAGATAATTTAAACAGAATTTTTTTAAACTAGCAAAGTCTATCTCTGTATCACAATTTATAACACAAGTTACTTGCTGACCCCATCTATCGTGGTGTTTACCTATTACAACTGCATCAGTGACTCCTGGGTACGACTTTATTACTTCTTCAACTTCCTCTGGGTAAACCTTTTCTCCGCCAGTATTAATGCAATTGTTGTCTCTTCCAAGCAGAACAAGTTCACCAGATTCTGTTATATACCCAAGATCACCAGGTATACACCATCTCTTATCGTCAATTTCTTTAAATACCATATTCGTCTTTAGCGAATCACTGTAATAGCCAATTGGTAAATGACCGGTTTTAGCAATTTTACCAATAATGTTACAATCAACCTTATTATAATTATCGTCTACAATAATAGTATCTTCTGGAGATACAAAGGATGAGTCATTCACTTTAGCAACAACACCGCCTATTTCTGATCCGCCATATACATCCATTACCGAAATATGTGGAAGCAATTCAATTAATTTCTTTTTGTTTATTTCTGATAAAAATGCTCCACCGTTATTAATAGAAAACAAATTTTTAAGATTATATGTATTCTTGCTTAATTCATCAATTAATGTTATTGCCATTCCGTCGCCAATTATACTCATTGAGTTTGCTTCGGATTTCTCTGCAAGGGATAAGCAGTGGTAGCCAGTAAATGTTTTATTTGTATACATGATATATGTAGCACCTAATACTAAAGCACTACCCATTACCCATTGACCAGATGCATGCATCATTGGTGTTGTACACATTATTTTTGGAATAAATTGTTTGTTTAAACATTCAAGAGACAATTCTTTTACTGAGTCAATTGGAGCATTATTTCTACCCTTATTCATAGCTGCAAGAATGAGATCTTCTTGCCTCCATACAACACCCTTTGGCATGCCAGTCGTACCACCGGTATATGTTATATATATGTCATCTCCTGATCTTTTTTCAAAGTTTCTTTGGCATCCAAATGATCTGACTGAGTTTTCATAGATCGACTCAAACTTACCAACCCATTTTAATTTTGGTAAGTTTGAATATATTGAATACACATCATCATAAAATTCATCAGATACTAGTGTTGCAACAACATTAGCATTGTTATATAAATATAATAATTCATTTTTAGAATATCTATAATTTATATTAATGGGTACTGCTCGTATTTTCAAGCAAGCATAAAATGCATAAATCCATTCAATTCTATTTCTTGAATGAATAGCAATATGATCACCATAGCCAAATCCACAACTTTTTAAAAAGTTTGCAAGCCTTGTTGCTTCATTATCGATATATCCATAGGTATAAACACAATCATCGGTGATAACAGCAATTCGATCACCAAATGTATCTGCATGGGATTCTAAAATATCCGCTAAATTAATTGAACCGTCACTCATCTCCCCAGTTTACACCACTGAAGAAAAGAATGACGGTTCAAAAACTATTTTTTGTCGTTTAAATGCCAGATGATATGCTGATCAATCTTATTATCGACAGCGCTAACATCTGAGTCAAGATCATTAACTGCGTCCTTGAGGTCTTCAAGGACAGCCATCACAGCGTCGTGATCTTTCTTATTTTCATTTTTAAATTTTTGTATAATTGCTACTATGATTCCACCAATTGTTCCAATAAATGCAACAATTATGGATGCAACAGCAGCATCCATCACTCACCAAAAATCTTATCAACGAGTTCTTCAGGCGACATTCCAAGATCACCATACTCATCAATATGATCAGTAAGAATCTGAATCAGATCGGCTTTTTTAACAGGATCCAAAGGAACCTTTGTCGGAGCCGGTGCTGCCTTATCGGGCTGGTCAGTGGAGGAACCACGGGTTCCATATACCTGACCCGAGCGCTCTTCGGGATTCAACGGGACTTCCTTCATAGCTTTCCCGAGTTCCTCAGACTGCTCCGCATGCCACTCAGCTGCTAACTGATGCGACTTAGCCATGTCTTCATGCCATGCCTTCATAGCATCATGCTTTCTTTTGACAATCTGAACGTTGTCATACGGTAACTGAATAATCATTTTATTATCTCCTTATTTACTACTTTTAGGGTGACCTTTGGGTAAAAGATCATTATCGGTTGTATAATTTGGATTTGAAGGTCTTCCATTTCTCAAAAGATACAGATATGCATTAACTCTTGCCATGGCCCACTGTCCACGAGTCATTCCTGGACGGTGTGAGGTAGAGAAAGCGCCAGCACCACGGCGATAAACTGCTTTCAAAGCAGACATTGTTGCTTTCTTAGAGGCTGAATCTGCTTTTTTATTATGAGCTTCCATTTTTGCCTTTAAAGAAGAAGTAACTGCTTCACCAAATGTAACAGAAGCACCCGACTGTGCGGATCCTTTTGGATTTTTTCTTGATCCTCTGCGCCTCTCAGATGGCTTTGCAGGCGTTTTTCTGGGGTCGTTAGGTCCAGGACGACCATATGTAACCTTTTCAATGTCGGATTCTCCGCCAGATAGTAAATGCTCAGGAATAATCCACAATTTACAGATTGCATTTGGATCAATTTGACCAGAAACTATCTCGCAACCTTGACCACCCTCATAAAAAACACAATTTGAACAAACTAACCCCTCATCTTTGAACGGGTTTTTATCTGCTGGGGCATAATGAGCACCGTTTCTCCCGGTCGTTTGATCAAACTTACCAAATTTTTCGACTATTGATTCATATCCTTCATATTGAGCGATCTGCATAGGGGAAAGTTCAGGATGTTCAGACATTTCTTCCTCTTCTTCACCATCCTCCTCATCCTCTTCAGCACCCTCTTCTTCATCTTCCATCTCGTCGTCCTCAGGTTCCTCCTCAGAATCAATTAACGATATAAGAATTAAATCTGCTAAGTCAAACTTATCTAAAAACTCACTATAAGTATCCAATTCTTCCGCCATCAGCAAATCATTTAAGAAATCATAAGATGTTTCTTCTTCATAGCCCATATCTTCGTTCTCCTCATTATCGATTGAAACCACACCGTCAGGTATAACAGCAAATCGACATTTGCCTTCCGGGTCAACTGAGGCTTCTATTATTTTACAAACTGAGCCTCCAGCATAGAGAACACAATTTGAGCACTTCACCCCGATTTCCTTTTCGTCGTTCTCCTCAGGGGTTTCGTAGCCAGCCCATATGCCGGTACCATCTTCATTAAATTTACCATACTTTTCAGCAATCGCTATTAGAGCCATAGCAAGCATGGCCTCATCTTGGGTTAAATCTTCTGCAACTTTTTTTACTTTAGGCTTTCTTTTTTTAGGATAACCTTGTTGAGGATTTTTTATGCCTGAACCCATAGATGTGGTCGTAATTTCATTTGCCCTTTGAATATCAATATCACCAATAGCGATACCCTGCGCTAGAGCTTTTCTTTTAGCAGCAGTTTTGGATTTGTTATTTCCTGGGGCATATGTATAGCACTTGCCAGCATCACCCCATTTATATCCTGGTTTGCCATTGTCTGAGCAAGAATTTACGGGCATAGTAAGACTATTTTATCATACTACTGATAAATTGTATAAAGATTCTCCTGTGACCATCTTTGAACGGGAATCTTTACATCACGGAAATATTCGAAAGCCTCCTCAGATGAGTAATAAACCCTGGCATAGGCTTTTCTCGCGCCCTCATCGTAGACCGGACATTTCGGATTGGGATCTAGATACAGTGCTTTAAAATGATATTTATCTTGCTCATAATGAATAGCATTAACAACTGTTAAGATTGCATTACAGTACGGACATATCTTCTCTGGATAAGGAAAGTCTGGAATGATCCTCCCAATAAGCATCAGTCTTCACCATAAGGATTGCCGAATGTTTTGTTGTTAATAATAAAATCAATAACTTCACTAATTCTCTCTTGGGCAATTTCTATGCCATCCATCAGGGAGTGGAGCTCATCCAGAGTAAGAATATGATTATTGTCTGGTGATACGACAACAACGGCTGGTGCAAAGCCACCCTCGAAGGGGACAGACTTTACTAGGACATATAAAGAATTTATGTCCTCTAGATCATTCTTTTCTTTATATGGAATTATTCTCACTTTTTACTAGTTTCCTTGAACAGCATTCCAATTAAAAGAAATGAATGCCATAAAAAAATTGGACCAATATATCCTGTATCTATATTAAATGATATATTAAATCCATATCTAAATAAAGCTGAGAATAGCATTACTATCAATACATAGGTTATGATAGCGGATGTCCTGGTCATATAGATTCCCTTCCGGTGAGCACCCACGCCTCGTAGGTAGCCGGCAGTGTAGCAGCAAACATATCTTCAATACCGGCTGCATACTTGGCGATTTCTAACTGTGCGTGCTCATCATTTCTTAAGCATAAGAAATTCATTAAACTTCTAGCATTAACTGTCCAAATAAATTCTGTGTACTGCCCAACAGGGAGAACGGACCTGGCCAACTCCTTGGCTACTCCCATTTCTAGCATCTCTCTATAGGCCGCTTCAGCATGTTTGTAAACAACTGCAAACTGTCTTGTAACTTCTGAGTAGGCAGCTTCTGGATATTCCATCGGCTTAAAACTGTAAGCGCCTGGCTTGCCAACTTGAGTTCTTACATCTTCTTGATCCGGGAAAAAGAAGTCAATCTTCTGAGGAACGTAATATCTCATACTCATCTCATTGAATGACGACCACCTATGCCTAAACCACTCTCTAGCAACAAATATAGGACACTTGATATGAAATTTAAAAACAACATGTTCAAACGGCGTTGCATGCTTATTTTTAATTAAATAATTAATTAATCCCTTGGATTTATCGGTTAACTCAGAATCCTGAGAGGCGAAAGAAACTCTTGCAGCATTCACAATGCTAAGATCATCGCCAATAAAATCGATAAGGTTAATCTCACCAGCGTTTAAAACTTTTTTGTTGAATTCGGTCATGCTAGTACTCTAGCACATGGACCGCCAAAAAATTTTTTAAAAAAAATGGTTTTCTATCAGCAAGGGCGTGAAAACGGTGATACCCTCAGTACGCCAGCACGCAAGATACTCCTAGTACTCTTTAACGTATAAGCATATAAGCATGCTATGTATGCTTATTACAGAAAGCGTAGTATAATGAAGAATATGGAAATCATCGCTTTTGCCGAGTCCGACGATTGCGGGCCTTTTGCCATAATGGACTCCGATCTGATTTCAATCATGAAAGTAGGGGATTTATATCTCGCTGCCACCCGTTGTGCTTTTCGTAATACACCAATAACATGTGAAATTTCGAAAGAAGACGCAATGGTTTTATTCTCTAAAGGTGTACAATGTTTGGATATCGAAAAGGAGAATATAGGCAGCTTTTATGAAGAAAATTAGTTGGTTTAGTCTCAACAATGTTGATCTAAGCGGTGAACACTGGTTTAGCCAGGGATATCAAAATGCTGCTGTTAACTCCATTCTCGCCCTTCAGAATAAGGGCATAGGTGTTTTCTATAACAGAAAAGAAATACCTTTTCATGTTAACTTTTGCCCACCGCATTACTATCAATTAGAAAATAGTTATGCAGTTGGTTATACACCATGGGAATCAACTATTGTTCCAGATAACTGGAAATATAACATGTCAAGATGCTCAGAAATATGGGCTACATCTGAATTTGTAAAAGATATTTATATAAAAAATAATATCCACCCCAATGTTCATGTAATTCCTCATGGCATATCTGATGAATTTCAGATATATGAAAGAGAGCTAACTGGTAAGTTTAATTTCCTTCATGTTGGTGGCGACTCCAAGAGGAAGAACGCTCAGATGGTTGTAGACGCTTTCTTGGAGCTCTACGAAGATGATATGGATTATCAATTAATTCTTAAATATAATAAGTTCTGCTTCGCAGACGTATATCTTGACGGTCGAATTGTCCCCGCCTACAACCACCCACAGATTATCGGCATTCCAGATAATTTTTCTGTTGATCAATTAGTTCGTTTATACCATAAGTGCCATTGTCTAGTTTATCCGACTAGTGGTGAAGGATTTGGAATGATTCCATTTGAAGCCATTGCAACAGGAATGCCAACAATATGTACAAACTTAACCGGGTGCGCAGACTTTGCACAAATGTCGATACCTCTGGCTGCAGAATGGGGTAAATCAGATTTTCACGAACATTTGTACGCATGTGATGTTGGTGATTGGGCTATACCAAATTATGATGAGTTGCTTGATTTAATGGAACATGTTGTTAATGAGTATGATGACTTTAAAAAATATACTCTCAAATCAGCAAGAATAATCCATTCTGAGATGTCCTGGTCGAACGTCGCTGATAAGATGATCAGCAGACTAGACGAGTTTGAAAAAAATCTCTAATTAGCCTTAGCATTGTTTCTTGTTCTAGCAAGATCCAATTGATACGATTGAATTTACCACTTTAGGAGGATCTATGACTATATTATCTAATGAGTTTATAAACTCATATGCAGACAAAAAAGCCCCATGGGGTTTTAATGGACTTGGGGAAATTGTTTACAAGAGAACATACTCACGAGATATTGAAGAACTTGGAAGAAAAGAACTTTGGCATGAGACCATTGGAAGATGCATCAATGGCGCTCAAGACATCGGTGCAGGCTATACAAAAGATGAAGCCGAGAGATTGTTTGACTATATTTTTAATCTCAAGGGCATTTTTGCTGGAAGATGTTTATGGCAATTAGGAACGCCTCTTGTTGAAAAGATGAGCGGTGTTTCGCTTGTAAATTGCTGGATGACTACTATTTCATCTGTCGAAGACTTTCAATTTCTTATGGACCATTTAATGGTCGGCGGAGGTGTTGGTTTTTCGGTTGAAAGATCAACTGTTTACAAGATGCCGAAGATCAAGAAAGTTGACTTTATTAGACATGAAAGAACCAACGACGCAGACTTCATTGTGCCAGATTCACGACAAGGATGGTCTGCTTTGCTTGGCAAGGTGCTTTCAAGTTATTTTGAAACAGGAGAATCTTTCACATATAGCACAATATTAATTCGTGGATTTGGTGCACCTCTTAAGACTTTTGGTGGAACTGCATCTGGTCCTGAAGTCTTAATTGAAGGCATAAAAGATATTTGCAATATTCTTGATAAGAGAACTGGTAAAGATATTAGATCAGTTGATGCTCTTGATATTGCAAATATTATCGGAAAGATAGTTGTAGCCGGTTCAGCAAGAAGATCTGCTCAAATTGCCATCGGTGATCCAGATGACATTTTATTTTTAAGAGCAAAGAACTGGGGGCGTGGAGATATTCCTGGATGGAGAGCTAATTCAAATAACTCCATATTTGCAGACTCATATGATGAAATGATTGATGAGTTTTGGAAAGGGTATGATGGCTCTGGAGAGCCTTATGGTTTAATCAATAGAAAGTTGATTCGTAAGAATGGTCGTCTTGGTGAAAAGATAAATGATAATAAAGTAATTGGAACCAATCCGTGCGGTGAAATTGGTCTTGAAGACGGAGAGCCTTGCAATCTTGCGGAAATCTTTTTGCCAAATATCTCTTCTAAAGAAGAATTAATTGATATTAGTCGTCTTCTTTATAAAACACAAAAGGCTATTACAACACTTTGGTATCCATACAAGAAAAGCCGTGATGTCATCTCTAGGAATCGTCGCCTTGGGCAGGGTATTACTGGCTGGCTCCAGGCAACAGAGGAGCAGTTGTCATGGGTTTCTGGCTCTTATCTTGCATTAAGAGACTTTGATAAAGAATGGTCTGAGTCAATTGGAATCAATCCATCTATTAAATTGACTACTGTGAAGCCAAGCGGAACTTTAAGTCTTCTTGCTGGCGTAACGCCAGGCATTCATCCTGCATATGCAAAATACTATATCCGCAGGGTGAGAATGGGCAGCAATGATCCGCTAGTTCAGTACTGCCGTGATAAAGGATATACAGTTGTTTATGATGTTGGTCTTGATGGTAAGGAAAATCATATGATCTGCGTTGTAGAGTTTCCTTGTGAAACCCCCGAACATGCCACTCTTGCAAAAGATCTTACTGCTGTCCAGCAACTGGAATGGGTTGTTAAAGCTCAGTCAGAATGGGCTGATAATAATGTTAGCGTAACTGTCTATTATAGAAAAGATGAACTTGACGATATTAAACAGTGGTTGTCTAAGAACTACTCAAATAAAGTTAAGTCTGTTTCATTCTTGCTTCATAGTGAGCATGGTTTTAATCTTGCTCCATATGAGGAGATCTCAAAAGAAGAGTATAATAAGAAAAAGAATAAAATTAAAGATATTCAATTGCTAGTTGAAAATAGTAATAATCTCTCAATTGAGAGCCTAGAGTGTGAAGGTGGAGCATGCCCGATAAAATAGACACAATATGTTTAATAACATATCAAAGAAGTGGTAGCACAATACTTAGATATTTGTTAAATTGTTTTAATGATGTTTTTATTTCAATGGAGAATAATGGATTAGTAGTAAATTTGCTTGATTATTCATTGAATATTCAAGCAATGAATTCTATTATAAATTATAGTAATGACGGAGATTTATTAGATACAAAAAGTTTTGGAATAAATCTAAATATAGATAACTTACAAAATGATATTAGAAATCTTTTAAATAATTCTTTTTTAAATTCTAATTATAAAATTAAAGGATGGAAAGAATTTAATATCTCACCATTTGTAGCAAATGAAAATAAATGCAATGTTTATTTAAATGAAATTAAATCTATTTATCAAAATTGCTTAATGATCTTTAATATTAGAGATCCATTGTCTACATCAAAAAGTGGTTTTTGGAAAACAATACCTAATTCCTCAATTGTTATTGAAAAAAATAATAATTTTTTTTATGAATACTATTCTTATAACAAGGAAAAATCAATATTTTTAGACTTTAATACTTGGTCAAATAATGAAAATGAATTAATTAATATTATGAAAAGTTATAATATTGATGTAAATTATGAATTATATAAAAAAAATTTTAATACTAAATTAAATCATTTAAAAGATTGGTGAAATGAAATATAAAATAATTTTTAATATTGCAATTGAGGTTGAAAATTGTAGCTCTCCAAGAGAAGCGATGATTAAAGCAGCAGATATGTCAGAGAGGGTATACGGAGGATTTCGGCCAACGATACTACCAGCCATAATTTATGAAAATGATATTAATGGAAACACTTACTTTTACCACCCAGGATTATCAGAGTATAAAAAAATAAAATAATTTCAACAGTGCGATTGGCAAAAAGCGTACCAAGTTGGTACGCTTTTTGTTATTTATCATGCTTTTTTATCAAAATTGGTGTATGATATCTTAAATGGCCGGAGATTTTGTTAAGCAGAAGAGACTTTGGGTGCCTGAAAGGGCATTCGGTGTATGTATTTGGATCATGCCTGATGGTAAACCGCTATCTGATGGTGATGGATACTTATCGGCTGAAGGCTTTGTTGGCGATGAAAGTATTGAAAAGAGAGTCGCTGAGGCCGCAAAGTACTGGACCGGCTCCTCAGAAGGCCAGGTTGCCTGGGTTCACGGAGCCAGAAAAGTTACAAATTCTGAACTAGACGATCAGAAGGCACGCCTGGCTGACGGTCTTGTGCCCGATCCTTATGAAGATGCCATAGAATTTCAGGCTAGAGGTAGATAAATGTCAACATCACATATTGAAGAAGTCGAAGATGGCATTGAGATAGATGAACTTACCTATCTTCAAATAATGTCTAAAATTGAGAATAGCGATCCTTTTAAAAAGGTGAAGACTGGTAGTCTTTCGCCAAAAATGAAAAGAAAGTTCTATAACTTACAGAAAAAACTTACCGGAGAACCGGACTCAGTAGGAACTAAGTATGTGGACCCAGAGGAAGTCGATGGTTACTCTCTGTATGATGTTGTAACACCTCCATATGATCAAGATACTCTTGCAAATTTATACGATCAAAGTGCAATTCATAACTCATCTGTAAACGCTAGAGTTATGAACACTGTTGGTCTTGGATATGAGTTTATTGAGACAACTAAATCTAGAAGACTGCTAGAAAAGAATGCTTCAAATCCAGAAAGACTCTCAAGAACAAGAAAAACAATTCAAAATGAAAAAGAAAAGCTCGATGAAATTTTTGAAAATTTAAATGATGAGGAGACATTTCTTGAAACCATGATCAAAGTTTGGCTTGATGTCATGACTGTTGGTAATGGATATCTTGAAGTAGGTAGAAATAATGCTGGTAATATCGGCTATATTGGTCATGTACCTGCAACACTTGTTCGTGTTAGAAGAAAAAGAGATGGCTATGTGCAGATCGCTAAAAGTAATAAAATTCAAGCAGTCTTTTTCAGAAATTTCCAGGATAGTGAAACCATTGATCCAATCAATGGAGATCCAAATCCAAATGAATTAATACATTTTAAAGTTTACTCTCCGAATAATACATACTATGGTATACCATCTGCTGTATCAGCTGCTGCTGCAATAGTTGGAGATAAGTATGCTAAAGAGTATAATATTGATTATTTTGAAAATAAGGCGATTCCTAGATATGCAATTATTCTTAAGGGTGCAAAACTAAGCGCCAAATCAAAACAGGAATTGGTTAATTATTTTAGAAATGAAGTCAAGGGTAGAAATCACGGAACGCTTGTTATTCCGATTCCTTCATCTATTGGATCTGATGCCGATATTAAATTTGAAAAACTCGAAGCTAATGTTCAAGATTCTTCATTTGATAAGTATAGAAAATCAAATAGAGATGAAATTCTCGTTGCCAACAGAGTTCCTGCACCAAAGGTTGGCGTGTATGACAATGCAAACTTAGCAGTTTCCCGTGATGCCGATAAGACATTTAAAACCCAAGTTATCGGACCGGATCAGGCAGTTATAGAAAAAAGAATTAATAAGATTATTCAAGAGTTTACTGATCTTGTTGTATTAAGATTTAAGAGAATTGATCTTGTTGATGAAGATATTCAATCTCGTATATATGATCGATATCTTCGTACTGAAGTCGTCAGTCCGAACGAAGTTAGAAGTGAACTTGGTCTTCCTGAAAGGGAAGATGGAGATGTGGTTCTTCCTTTCCCAACTAAAATTAAAAAAGAGGGACCGGGAGCTCCGCCAATGAATAGTAATAATCAATCCTCTGAGCCTCCTAAGGCAAGGGTTGATACGCCAGCAGGTGCAAGCGATGCTAATGCAACGGGCGATAGATCAGAAAGAGGCGAACAGCAAGATGCTGGTCGTAACGAGGAGGTTTAACAATGACGATGGGAATTATTTACAGCGGTATTATTAACAGTACCAATGGAGAAATTACCTTTCCAGGGCATACATATGCTGTCTATTTGATTAATAAAGATCACAATGATTGGGTACAGGTCAAGATGAATGGTGGACCCCATAGCATTTGGCTTGCCGATGCAAATGGTCATGCTCATGCATACACCGAGGTTCCTGGTGATTACACCAAGATTCAAGTAATGACAGCCAGTGCCAATGTTGCTGTTTATGCCATAGGCTAATTTGTATTTTAAATAAAAATACATTATTATAGAGGTTTATATGGAAGATTTTAATTTATCATTTCCAATTTCTTTTATTAAGAAAGAGGAAAGAATTGTTGTTGGAATAGCAACAGCAGACAATATTGATAAATCTGGCGATATTGTAGATTTTCAAGCTTCTCTTGAGGCATTCAATGAGTGGGCTGGAAATATTCGTGAAATGCACTCACCAGTTGCAGTTGGCAAAGCTATTAAATATGAGCCTGTCAAAATAAAGGGTGATGATGGTCAAGATTATAATGCCATGAGAGTTGAGGCCTATATTTCTAAGGGCGCTCAGGACACATGGGAAAAAGTTCTTGACGGGACACTTCGTGCATTCTCTATTGGCGGTCGAATTCTTGAGAGAGAGATTGATTCAAAAAAGATGTTTAGAGGCAGACCTGCCTCAATTATTAAAAAATACATACTTGGTGAATTAAGTTTAGTTGATAACCCTGCTAATCAAAATGCAATAATTGATATTGTTAAGAGAGCAGATGATGGCAACCTTGATTACATTCTCAAAATTGCCTGCGATGATATCAACCTAACCATTCCCGAATCGGTCCAGCGTATGGCCAGAATTGGCTTAGAACAAAGAAAAGAACACGGTCGTGGTGGAACTAGCGTTGGCCTTGGATCTGCTCGTCGTCTTGCTGCTGGCGGAACTGCAAGCCCAGAATTTGTTAGAAAGGTAGCAAGATATTTTCCTCGTCATGCCGTTGATCTAAGAGCAACTGGCGCTGATCCCGGAGATGATGGCTATCCGTCGAACGGTAGAATTGCTTGGAACTTATGGGGTGGAACACCTGGTTGGGTCTGGGCAAGATCGAAAGTTCGTCAATTAGATAACTGCACTACTAAATCAGAAATAAATGAATTTGAGAAAACTTGTTCATGTGGATGCAATAATTGCGAAGAATATGATATTATAAAAGAACTCGAATTACTAGATCAGATTTTAGAAATGGATTCGCTTGACAAAGAAACTATAAACAGTTTGCAAAATGATGATAATTATGATAGGGTGAATACTATGGATTCATCTGAAGATAGTAAACTTTCGTTGATGAAGAGATTCATCAATTGGTTGGTTCCAGATGAAGAGATTTCTAAATCTGAAGATACCGAAGTAATTGCTTCAACCGAAACCGTTGAAGCGGAAAATGACACACTGGAGGAAAATATGGATATTGACATCCTGAAGGAAGCCCTCGGTACTGTCATTGATCAGAGGCTCACCGATTTTGCCGCTTCTATTAAGGAAGAGGTTGATGCCAGTGTTGCTGCTAAGATTGATGATCTGACCAAGGGTTTAGAAGCCAAGAATGCTGAGCTTGCTGAGAAGCTTGATTCGGCAGAAAAGGCACTTGCTGAGCAGACTGAGAAGGTTGATGCCTTCGCTACTGCCGGCGCTATTAAGAAGAGTGTAGATCCCGAAGACGATGATGACGCTGATGGCGAAGACCTCAAGAAGTCGGACAAGTCGTTCTGGGGCAATGTTTACCTGCCAGAGGCACTGATTAAGTCCCTTGGCTACAAGTCATGATTTTAGGAGGATTATAAATAATGGCAACTCAAGAAGAAATTTTAGCAAAAGCTAATGAAGTTACCACCAGCGTTGTTGGCAATGCTTCTGGTGGTCTCCTGAATGCTGAGCAGGCTAATCGTTTTCTCGATTTCGTGATCGATCAGTCCGTGCTTATGCAGAACTCGCGTGTCGTTCGTATGCGCACCCCGTCGATGGATATCGACAAGCTCTCGGTTGGCACCCGCCTGTTGGCTAAGGCTACTGAGGCTACCGACACCGGCTCGAATGCCGCTGTTACCTTTACTAAGGTTTCGCTGTCCAGCGTTAAACTGCGTCTGGATTGGGAGATCAGCACTGAGTCCCTTGAGGACAACATTGAGGGACCGTCGCTTGAGGATCATATCGCTCAGGTGATGGCTCGTCAGACCGCTAACGACATGGATGACCTGCTTATCAACGGCAACACCTCGTCGTCTAACGCTCTGTTGAAGGCTCTTGATGGTTTCGTGAAGTTGGCCCTTGCTAACGGCACGACCGTCGATGAGGGTGGAAACAACATTTCTCGTGCAACGTTTGATCGTGTTCTCCGTAACATGCCGACGAAGTACTTGCAGCGTCGTAATGACCTGCGCTTCTTCTCCGGCTCTGGCCTTGTGCAGGACACCATCTTCAGCCTCAGCAACCCGAACTCGGCTACTGTGGCTACCGCTGGTGCTCCGTCGCCCGGATCGACCATTGGTGATCAGGCTTTCTTGACTGGCGCTATGCGTGCAAATGGTGGCGCTGGTTCGACTGGTATCTCGCCGTTCGGTATTCCGCTCATTGAGGTTCCGTTGATGCCTGAGACTGTCTCGGGTGACTACTCTGGTGCTGCTGGTTCGCATGGTTATGTCGAACTGACTCAGCCCAATAACAGAATTGTCGGTCTGCATCGTGACATCACGGTGTACCGCCAGTTCCAGCCGAAGACTGACACCATTGAGTACACGCAGTTCATGCGAGTTGCTTCGAACATTGAGAATGCTGCTTCGTATGTCATTGCTAAGAACGTCAAGTTGCGTTCGCTCTGATCTTAGGACTGTTATAGTTACAACTTAAGAACGCCAAGGGTCGGACAAAAAATCCGGCCCTTGGTGTTTTATAATTAAAATTGTGGTAGTATTTACTAATATGAGTGAAAACGTTATTAAATCAGAAGATGTAGCACCGAAAAAGCAAACAAAAACTGCTAAATCTGCTACTGAAACAGAAAAAATTAATGAAGATTCAAAAGAAGAGGTTGAGAAAAAACCTAAGAAATCTTCTTCAAATAAGAAAGTCGCACAGGCTTCGCCTGGCAAAAAGTTCGTATATTTTTCAAGCGGATCTGGATACGTCACTAGATCAGGATTTAGATTTAGCGCAGAAAAAAGAATTTATGAACTTGATATTGAAGAAGCAGATCATCTGCTGAGTCTTGATAACTTCCGACTTCCTGATCAACTTGAGTTGGAAGATTATTATAAGGAGAATAACTAATGGCCGGTAATCTTAGTGATTATTTAGAGAATAAACTTCTTGATCATTTTCTTGGCACTACTTCATATACAATGCCAACACCTATTTATGTTGCATTGTATACTGCTGCACCTAACGATGCTGGCGGTGGAACCGAAGTTGCTGGTGGATCATACGCCCGACAGACAGCGACATTTGATGCTGCTGCAAGCGGTGCAACACAGAATGATACGGATATAGATTTTGTCAATATGCCTTCATGCACTGTTGTTGCTATTGGAATTCATGATGCTTTAAGCGGTGGCAATCTTCTTGTTCATGGAACTTTGACTGCCAATAAGAGCCTTGACGCTGGTGACACACTGAGAATTGCCACCGGTGATCTTGATATAAGTATTAACTAATAGGTTGAGATGGAAAGAAGAGAGATACTTGGAAGCGTAGTTTTTACCTCATCGTCAGGTCCAGTTCTTTCTTCTGACATGTCAATTGTTGCTGTTGATGCGTCCACATTTCCAAGTGGATCAAGTGGAAAACCATTTGTTATTGTTTTAAATAGAGGAACACCACTTGAGGAAAAAGTTTTATGCTCTGCAAGAGCATCAAACACTTTCACTGTCTCACAAAGAGGTTATGATGGAACTATAGCAAATAATCATGCAAATGGTGTAAAAATAGATCATGTTCTTGATGCAACAGCAATGGAGGACATGAATGATGCAGTATACGATACACAAATAATGTATTGGATGGAGGCTTCCTGATGGCAACATTAAAACCAAAGCTTATGTATCAAGGTAATGCTACAGCTGCAAATGCATACACTGTTGCTAATGTTTCTGGAAATTACTCTATAATAAAATCAATTAACATCTGCAATACCAGCAACACAGCGAATGCTACCGCATCTGTTCATATTTTGAGCAATGGAGCATCTCCTAGCGCAAGTAATAAAATTATTAGCAATGCTAATGTTATTAGAGATGACGTTTTGTATTACAATACATCAATTGTTATACCGGCCAATAGCAATATATATGTATCAAGTTCATCCAATACTGTAACATTTACAATTAGCGGGGTAGAGTATGCCTAATTTAGTTAATAACGGCTCAAGTTCTGTATCTAATCCAACTTTGATTAGAACATGGGATCCTTCGGTTGAAGAGATTCAAATTGGTGATAAATTTTATGGTATAAAATACTATCAATCAAATGGAAAACTTGTTATTCAAGAAATAAATGATTCAACAGTTCCGATTGATATACCTGATTATAGAGTTGGAGATTCACTTATAACAGGAAATATTACTACATATCAAGGTGGAGAGACATTAGCTAATGCTATCTCTAACTTAGATGAAGGCGATATATTTGAGCCTTACAACGAAGAGGTCTACAAGAATTGGTTTACCAGTTATACCAGAGTATCATTTTCATGGTATACTAGTGGAGGCGGTAGCAAGCCTGGTCACTTACTTATGGAGTTTGAATAATGTCACAATCAATAGACTTAGGTAGAATTAGGTTCTACTATAGAGATGCATATAATGCAAATACAACTTATGAAATTAACGATGTTGTTTCATACGGTGGTAGCGCATATGTCTACAAGTATGCTACCAATGCCTCCGGAAATTTGCCTACCGATACAACTTACTGGTCGAAACTAGCAGAAGGAACGGATTTTAGAGGAACATGGTCATCAACCACTGCTTATTATCCAAATGATATCGTTGTATATGCCAATGCTGTATATATTGCAGTAGTTGCTCACACATCCAATGCCTCAGCCACAGGGTTTTATGTAGATTTCGCAGCAATGAAGTGGATGCTTTTAACGTATGGATTCAAATGGGAAGGTGCCTGGGCCGCAAATACAATGTATCATCCATATGATATTGTTTCTTATGGTGGTAATACATATCTTGCAAATTCTCAATTTACTTCAAACTCTGTAAGTTTTGCTAATGATACAGAATGGCTCCTTTTTGCTCAGGGTTCTGCCGGTGGTGAAGTTGCTACGCAGACTTCTAACTCTGGAAAACTTCTTTCTACAAATGGCACTGTCACTGAGTGGGTTAGTAATATTTCGGTAGCAGATATATCTGCCATGCAAATCACTGGTACTGGTGATCTTAATATCGGAGCAGATGCCACATCGTTCTCCGCAAACTTGACAAACCCCAGGGCCGTATTTCAGACAGACAATGATGACTTTGCTCAAATAGCATTTAGAAATCTTGGCACAAATGCAAATAGTTCCACAGACATAATTTGCTACTCGGATGTCGGTGATGACGATACTGGCTGGATAGATATGGGCATCACCTCTAGCAACTTCAATGATCCTGGATTCACTATTACAGGTATTCATGATGGTTATCTATTTGTTGAAGCCCCGGCAAACTCTGCCGGTGGTGGAAATCTTGTTCTTGCAACTGGTAATAATGGAACAGATAACGCAATTATTTTTGCTGCAGGAGGTCTTCAGTCTGACAATACTCAGATGACGATCTTCCCCGATCAGAACGTTCATATTGAAATTGCTACCAACTCTACGTCGCCCACTACTGGTGCTTTGACGGTTGTTGGTGGTATCGGTACGCAGGGTAATGTCAATATCCTTGGTGATATCAGTATTCAAGGTTCTTTGACGGTCTCTGGTGGTGCTTTTGAAGCACAGACGATTCAATCAACCAGTCCGGTCTTTACAACGGGATCTGGTGCAACTGATGATCTTATTGATAGAGGATTCCTTGCTGAATATAAGAGAGGAACAAGCTCCTCAACATTCCAAATTGGATCTGTTCAATCAAGTAATACTACTCTTACAATTAGAAGATTAGCTTATACTACATCTACTAAGGTATTAACAAGTAACGTTGCTACCATTGACTTCGGTGCAGCACACGATATTTCAACAGGGGATACAATTGTTGCAACCAATCTTGGCTCGCCCTTTGATGGAACCTTTACTGTAACTGGCACTACTGCAAATACAATTTCATATACTGCAAACGGAACAAACGTAACACTTATTCAAGATCTTGACGGTCTTATTGCACCAAACATTAGCAACGTATCCTTCCAGAATGGAGATAGAATTACAATTGCTAACTCTAATGTTGCCACCATCAATGGAAATAGAGACTTTGTAATCACTGTTTCTGGTAATACATTAACTGCTAACTTTGCAACTGTAATTTCAAACACCGCTGCTAATGGTACTGTTACTGTCAATACAAAGACAGCATATGCTGGTCTTGTTAGACAAGATGGTGGAACTTGGTATCTTCTTGCCAACATTGCCCCAGTTCTTGCAAGCAATGTTTATGGACCGCCGACAGATAGTATCGATGTAACTGCTAATACACTGACTAGACCCACACTTTATACTGGTGATCTCAATGTTGGTAATAGCAATGTTGTTGTTTATTCTAATGGAACTATCGCTGGTAATGTCACCTTCGCAGGAAGTCCGATCTTTACTGGCGGTATTAGAGTCCAGGAAATGTTTGAAGATGTTGTTGATGTTTCTATAACAGGAAATGTCGCCACACTCACTTATACTGATGGAAACATTTTCTATATCGATGCATCAGGTCAGTCTGCAAACTTCCAGGCTAATATTGCATCTGCTCCGACCGATAATGGTCGTATTTTTACAATCAACATGATTGTAAACCAGGGTGCTACTGGCAGATTCCCGAACACTTGTAATATTAACGGAGCATCGACAACCATTAAATGGGCAGGAGGGAGCGCCCCTACGCCTACATCCAGCAACGGTAAATTGGATATATTCAACTTTACAGTCTTAAGAAGAGCAAATGCTTATACTGTATTTGGTGCTTCAAACTTAAACTTCTAATAGGAGATTTGCATGCCCTTTGTAAACAGTGCACGAGGAGTATTCGGAGTTCAGTCTGGCGTAACTTCAGCCGGTCTGATATTAGATCTAATTACTGGTGGTACAATTACAACTTCTGGTGACTACCGTATACATACTTTCACCACATCTGGTACTTTTAGTACATATACTACGCTTCCTGTTGAATATCTTGTTGTTGGTGGTGGTGGCAATGGATATGTACACCCAGATTATAGCGGTGGAGGGGGTGGCGGAGGTCAGGTTTCTACTGGCAATGCAAACATAACAAACACTGGCGCTACGATCGTTGTCGGAGGGCCAGCCACACCAAGTTCGTTATCAGCACCAGGCTCCTTTCAGGTAACCGCTACTGCCGGTGGCAATGCCCCTCCCCCTGGTAGAGATGCTCGTGCTGGTGGAACTTCTGGTAATGGCAATATTGGTAATGATTATTCAAACTCCGGTTATACAGGTGGTGGAGGAGGCGGAGCAGGCCAAGCTGTTGGGCCTTCTACGACAAATAGAGATGGTGGTCAAGGTGTACAGTCTAATATAACAGGAGCAAGTGTTTGGTATGGTGGTGGTGGTGCTTCTGGTGCTGTGAATAGACCACCGTATAATACTGGGCCAAAGCATTCACCAACACCTGTTGCTGGTTGGACATATGGTTTTGGCATAGGCGGTCTTGGTGGTGGAGGCAATGCACCAGATAACCCTGGCGTTTATAACGGTAAACCAAATACTGGTGGTGGAGGCGCAGGTGGGTCTGTCTATGGTTATAATACTACATACACAGGTGGACCTGGTGTAGTTATTGTGAGGTATAAGTATAAATGATTGTAGATGATCCTTCAAATAGACCGCCGATGAATCTGTATTTCACTGGCCATAACATCATGTCACCATCTAGAAAAATACAAAATGCTGTCTGGAATAGTGAAAAAAAAGCATGGATGCACAGATGGTGTGTTGAAGATATTGATGGAAGCGGTAACTTTTTTGAAAAAGAAAACACTAGGAATAGTGGTATCTTTATTTTGTATAAAGCACAACCAGTCGAATCTGCATTAATGCACAGTGATTTATTTCCAAACTTTAAAGTATTATGCAATGATTATATTGGTAAATATATAAGCGTCCATCCCGACTGGGAAGATGGATATATTGATCCGATCTTTAGACCAGGTGGATTTGGTGCACCATATGGTGCGGAAATTCATAATGAAAATCATAATTTATCTCATCAAAAATGGAGAGTCGTATATGATGGTGCACCGTTTTTCTATATTGCATTTACTAATTTAGTAGATTTAAATAAACTGATTGAATATCCAATAAATACTGATCGATATATTCAAGAGACAGAAAAGTATGAAATATCTCTAGAACTAGAGAATCTTTATATATCGCAACATCCATTTTATGCCGCAAGAACACTTGGTGAACTTTTTAAGTTAATAATGGACTGGGATATCTGTTATAATGAATTTAATAATAGAGAAAACATTGCAGTTCTTTGTCATAATGTTATGAGAGCAGTAAATATGCCTCAAAATGTTTATGATTCAATATATAACTCACTGCCTGATACTTGTATTGCAAAATATTTAAAAGGAATAGAAAATTTTGATCAATATGGGGATAAGGGTGAAACACCAAACTGTGCCATAGAATGGTTTAAAGAGAAATATTGGGATCTTCAATCTACACTATCCAACTCGCCTAATATAGAAAATACTGACGAGTTCTACTACAGAAAAAGAGTTCTATTTACTAGATAAAATGTCATTAGCTGTAAGACTTGATAGCCATAATAGAGTTGTACAATGTATTGAAATACCCGATGACCAAGATGGTGACGCATCAAATTTTATTAATTTTACTCTTAACTTGAAGGGCACATGGCTATCTGTATCTAGTTGTCATATAGAACACAATCAAAATATATCTGTTGGGTTCACATATCTCCCAGATAAAAATAAGTTTATAACTCAACAACCATTTGATGACTGGATTCTTGATGAAAATAATTGCTGGATACCGCCAATTAAAAATAATCTTAGAAATATGAGTTATGGTTATGAAAACGAGATCTCCGATGGACCGTCATTTTTTTGGAATCAAGAAAAAAAGATGTGGGGACATTCGGGGGTTGAATATAATATTTTAAATCAAAATAATAAAGATAATGGAGTATATTTTATATCTAAAGCAATACAGGTTACTAATCAAGAGTACGCTTCAGATTTTGTGAAAGAACTAAATGTGCAATGCAATGGTCGTGCATATAAGTATGTTGATGTACATCCCGACTGGGATCAGAACTTCATCTACCCAGTATTTAGAGAAACATTTGCTACTAAATATGGAGTAGTTGACTCAAATCCAGATAGATTTCATTGTTATGAAAATTATATAATGCCATTTGATGGTGCCCCCTATTTTTTCATTCATTATTCTAACTTGTGTGATTTGACTAAAAAAAGAAATGTTAAAATTAAACACGAAGCTGTGCAAGATCATCTTTATGAAATTTCAGTAGATTTTGAAAGAGAATTCATCTGCCAGCATCCATATATTGCTGCAAGAACTCTGAGTGAGCTTTTCAAGTTAATAATGGATTGGGACATTTGTTATCATATATTTAATAATAGAGAAAACACAGCTATTTTATGTCATAACATTATGTCAGGAATTCAGATGCCAAATGATATATGTGATCTTATATACCATTCTACGCCTCCATCAATTATAGAAAAATATTTAAGAGGAGATCCTGATTATCTTAATATTGGCGAAAGACCCATTGAAGATGAAAGAGTAATGAGATGGTTTGCAGAGAAGTATTGGGATCTTAGATATTTAAAGTATCATGAAACAGTTAATATTATAGAATTAAATGAGGATCACTATATTCCTTTTTCTCTTATGAATAATAATGCTTCTTTGTGAGAAATAAAACTTTCTGTGCTCTCATAAATTGAATATGAATTAATTATTCGATTAGCATAATCTTGATATTGTATAGGTATTTTATTGTACTCATTTCGAATACTCTCGGTATTAAACATATCAAGGCCAGACATTATTTGTATAAAATTCCAGTCCCAAAATAAGCAATAATCACTGTTTTGATTGAAATCATCATGCCTTGGTAATCGATGGACCCAAACTTTTAACATTTCCTCTAAGTCATTTGGTAATTTAATAGATGCACTATCTATCCAAAATTTTGTGTTTTGTTTTTTAGTTAAATAATGAACTATTAAAAAATCTCGTATATTGGAGATTATATTTGAATAAATTTTATTATAAGAATTTTGGTTCCATTTATCTGTTAATAGATTATTTGCTAAAATAAAACACTGTTGAATAGTGGAACTGATTGCAGTAGCCTCTAAAGGCTCTACAAAACTAGCACTAAGACCCACAGCACAGCAGTTATTAATCCAAACTTTATCTAATGTTCCTGGTGTAAATGTAAACTCTTTGCCAAAAGTTATTTTCCTTTTCAAATATTTTTGAATTTCTTCTTTAGCTATATCATGTGATATGTAATTCTTGTCAAAAATATAGCCATTACCATATCTACCCCATACTGGGGTTTTGAACATCCATCCGTAATCCATAGCGGTCGATAAAGTTGAGATATTATAGGTCTCTTCTTCTTCTGTTTGAAAAACAACAGCTGCATTTACCTTAAGAAAGTCCTCAAATGAAACATACTTTGCTCCCAGTTTCGAAATTAATTTTCTAGAAAATCCAGTGCAATCTATATAAAAATCGTATTTATATTCTTTTTTTTCACCTAAAATAGAGTTTATATATCCATTTGAATTTAATTTAATATCTAATATTAGATCTTCATATAGTATGATATTATTTTTAATAGCAATTTTTTTTAAAAAATCAATAAATTTAAATGTATTAAAATTATATTGATTGAAAATTATTTCTTCATTTTTTAATTTAGAATATGGAATAAGATTCTGTTTAGTCCATTTTGGATTAATATAATTTGAATCATATGAAATTTGTCTTCCATATATATAATTATATTGTCCAAGAGTATAAGTAAAAGGATCACATACATAATTAATGTAATCTTTATTAGACCAATTTTTAAATTTAATTGATGATTTAAAAGTGGCATCGCACTCGTTTATCATATCTTCTTGGCTTATTTCTGCACACTTCATAAATTCAAAAAAATGCTCAGTTGCAGCTTCGCCAACACCAATTGTCTGTACTTGATTTGAATATACTAGGTCAACAGAATGACTAGTCATTTTTTTAATAATTATGGAGGCTACTAGTCCAGCAGTGCCTCCTCCTACTACTAATATTTTCATGATGTATAAATAATATATTTTTTATCTTTTTTATTTTTCTGGGGGAATCCGATGAACTCTCTTTCATCATATTTTAAATTTGAAAATTTACCATATTTATTGACATAGTGTAGAAATACTTGAATGTGGTATTCATTATCTAAACAGTTTAGAGTATTTCTCCAATGAGATAGTTCGCATCCCTTGTACACAGCCATATCACCGCTACATAGATATATCGGTTCCCCGTCAATGAAAAGTTCCCAGGGGTCACCAGGGTAATTATAATCTAGAGCCAAAGTCGCAGAGATCTCACAAGATTCTCGGTCCAAGTGTCTTCTGAGATATTGCCCATTGCGGTATATCCTATAATATGAATATGTAGGATATAATTCTAATCCAGTATGTTGTTCAATAACAGGCTGCATTTTTAATAATAATGACTCCATCAGGGGATCAGCGTAAGATGAATGCGCATCAGCTACCTGGGGGTCTCCCGGTGAAAAATTAGATAATTCATCAAAAATGGCATATTGACTAACTAACTGTACAAAATCTTTATCTAGAGCTGATTTTATAATCGTATATTTATTTTTTTCAAAGTTGTTTATTGTATCCATCTATCTTTTATCCAAGTTACTATTGCATATTTTGTACCACTTACAACAGGATGCGCAATATGTCTATAAGCGTAATTAGATGGGAAAAGAAGCAACATTCCTGGCTCTGGTTTAATTTTTATACCAAAATTAACAAATTCAATTTCCCCGCCGATATAATCATTATTTAAATATACTATTGCTGAAATTGATCTTCCATCCGATGTTGAGCCGTCATAGTGAGCGTCATATTTTTGACCGGATGAATACTTCAAAACATTGTAATATTCATGCATAAATTCGCCGTAAATGGAATACTTCTCGGTGTATGGAGTAAGTGCTGCAGTTAATAAAAAATACATTTGATTATGTAAATTTTTTGCCAACTGATTGCCGTATATATCACCACATGTTGTTAAACATAGATCATAATTTGTTCTTACACTTTGATATTGACCATCGCCAAATGTAGATGCTTTTGACCATTTTAAATCAGATTCTATATTAGAGCACTCAAGTTCAAGAGCTTCAATTGTTTCTGCCGGATTTGGCCAAGCATTTTCAAATATATCTATACAACCAGCAACAGTTGTATCAGGTATTAATCTTCCTTGGAAGATGCCCATTGTAAATTTATTCATAGGTCTCGCTTTCCACAGATATTATACCTCATATGATAGAGAGTGTTGGGTTAATTCTTATCGTTTTAGCTTGAAATAACTTATAATATAGTTTGGACTATGTTTAGAAACAAATTCAAACTTATAAGACTTCTTCCCGTGACTCTTTGGATTCTGATGTGGCCAATAGGCTCTACAAGAGTTCAAGCATCAGAAGTTCCTGGGCTTATGTATGAGACATATGAATCTTTTGGTGGATCACCCGAAATACCCGGCCCAGAGTCAACAGTTCTATCGTCTGGTGTTGTGTCTGGAATTGATTTCAACTGGGGAGGGGGTGTCATTCTTGATTCTGGTCGCTGGGATGGCGTGATTGTTAAGTTTGAAGGATGGATCTTACCACCCGAACAGTTGACATATTATGTATGCGCTTATACAGATGATGGTTTTCAACTATTCATTGATGGTCAACTTGTTATTCCCGACTGGTGGGACAGGGGGCCGAGTTGTGGAAATACGGCAGATATAGACTTCTCTGACGGTCAACCAAAGCAGTTAACTGCTTACTACTACGAAAATGGCGGTGGTGCTGTCGCACAGTTGATGTACTTTACAGGTGATGGTATCTGGCAGGTTATACCAGATAGTTGGTATACAACTACTGAGCCGGTCACAACTACGACAACCACCACAGAGCCAGAACAGACAACCACCACACAGCCAGAAGAAACAACTACTACTACGCAACCAGAAGAAACAACGACGACTACTGAACCTGAGCAAACAACTACTACAACGGAGCCTGAGACAACTACAACACCTGCCCCCGCTACAACTCAACCACCACCCCCGCCTGCACCAGAACCAGACCCAACGCCCAGCCCCGAGCCAGATCCTGAACCCGCTCCTGAACCGACACCGGAACCTGAGCCGGAGCCTACCCCTGAACCAGAACCCACACCTGAACCTACCCCTGAACCAACACCAGAACCAGAGCCTGAACAGCCCTCAGAGACCCCTGAGGAGCCTTCTGAGCCTTCTATAGAAGAGCCAGAGCCTTCGACACCCCCTGAAGAGCCTACAGAGCCTGAAGAACCCGTGGAGGAGCCGGCTGAGGAGTTAACCCCCGAACCAGAGGCGGAACTGAGCACTGAAGAAATTGTGTCTGAAATTGAAACAATTGAAGTTAATAATTTAACAACAGAACAAATTAATCAAGTATTTAGCACTGAAGTTCTTGAGCAGTTGTCCGATGATCAGATAGAAGAATTGATTTCCTCAATCGAAGTTGACGACCTGTCAGATGAACAGGCTGAAGCCCTGGCAGAGCAACTATCTGCTGCTCCAGAAAATGTAAAGAAGGAATTTGAAAGTCAAATAAATATCTTTGGCGGTCAATTCGATTCATATGTACCAACAGGATCTGTAATAACAGTTGGTCAAAGAAGAGTGATAGTCGCAGTAGCAGCAATCACAATGATTGCTCCTGCTCCTGTCATGTCTTCAAGGAGAAAATAATGAAAAAGTTACTTAAAAAGTTTTTTAAAGAATCATATTCATTGTTATGGACAATAGCAGGGACTGCTCTTGTTTTAATCACAATGTCTGGTGATGTTTTGAAATATGCACTGTGGATTAGCGGTGCTGGATTAGCAATACATTTCTTTGGCTTGCTGTTCATGAAGGAGGAAGAAAATGAATAAATTACAAACGATCTCACAGAGAATTGCCGCAGTTTTTGTGGTGTCATCGTTGCCCATTATCGGTGGGTCATCAGTTATTGGTGGTATTCCTGTTTGGAAGGCCGCACTTCTTGCTGGGTTTACGGCATGCACAGATGTTTTCATCAAACTTGCTAAGGCATCCCTTGATGGAGAGTTAACCATGGAAGAAATCAACGAGGCTTTCTTAGGAGGAAAGGCTGCTGATAAAGAGGTGAAATAGTGAGAATAACTAAATATATTCCTCTTGTTATTTTACCGTTTCTTTTAGTTGGAAGTATTAAATCAGCTGACGCAGATACGGTCTCCAATGCAGACTTTGAGTCTGGAAACTTTACCGGATGGGAGAAAGGCGCACAGACCGGGAATATGGCTCCAACGATTACTGGAAGTGGAACCGGTGTTTCTATAATAAATGGAACTGTAACCTTTAATGCACCGCCAGGTAACCAAGTAGGAACACCTGGTTCTCAATACTATCAACCCGCAACTCCGGCTGCAGTCTGGAAGTTCTCCCCGTATGGCTCATATGCTGCTGCTCTTCAGCCGGCTGGTCAGGCAAATTTTAATACCGCTACCTCAGCACTTGGTTTATCAAGCGCTGAAAATACATCATTAAGAGGTGTTATGACATCTCAGGCATCAGCAAGCAAATGGGGACAAGGCAACCCGACTGATGCTGCTTGGATTACTAGAAACGTAACATTAAGTGCTGGCGTGACATACACAATGTCATGGAACTATATTGGAACTGATTATGTTCCTTTTAATGATGGATCTATAACGTCATTGACTCCTATTGATGCAACGTCATCTGCAACTATTACTGTTAATAATCAGGTGCAAAGGTATGCTCTTCTTGGCTTCACAAATCCCGGAACGGGCGACTATTCAACAGGAACATATGGCTCTACTGGCTGGCAGGTATCAACATACCAAGTTTCTGCAACAGGTGAGTACAAGCTGGGTTTTGCCGTTTTCAACTTGGATGATAACGCCCTATCTCCGGTTCTGCTTGTTGATAGCGAGCCAGGCGGTACTTTGAAGAATGATCAGCAATTTGGTGCTGTCCCACCGAACAACTCTAATGCACCGACTGTGCCACCGACCACACAGGCTACTACAACAACAGAAGCACCGACCACAACTACAACTGAACCTGAAGTTACAACAACGACAGAACCGGAAGTTTCAACAACCGTTCCTGAAACTACAACAACTGTTATAGAAACTACAACCACAGCCCCGGCACCAACTACTGAAGCACCGAGACCGATCTACATACCCTCACCAGTAGTCACTGTTGAAACAACCACAACAACAATTCCTGATACAACAACGACAATTATTGAAGATACTATCCCAAATGATACTATCCCGATTGATAGTATTCCAATAAGTGAATTGCCAAAAACCGGATCCAGTAGTCAATTATTTAATATTGGGGCTGGTCTTATTATAATTGGATTATTTATATCTTACATAAGAAAATGGTTGTATTCCTGAACTTTACAAAAAACGTCAAAAGTTCTAAAATATAGTTAAAAGGAGTGTGTAAAAATGACTTTACCGTATATGAAACTCGTCGTTCCGTCTGCTTTGAAGCAGTACAAGAATGGACAACTTGCCGAAAGTGTTCTCGCCAAAGTGAAGACTGGTGGAAGAATGTATGCCCCAGTTGCAGAAGAGTTTAACAAGATGTATGACGCAGCTCTTGCAGCTGGGTATAAATTAAGAAATGTTGGGGATTATAGATCATTCGAAGGTCAGCTTCAAATGTTTATGGATCGCTACACAACTACAGATCAGGGACGCAAACCGCAGGTTACCCGTCAGTATGAGGGGAAAACCTGGTATTTGAAGCCTGGCAAGGCTCCGTCTGCAGCCCCCGATCCGACCGGAGCTAAGGGTTCTAATCATGGTTGGGGTTTAGCAATAGATCTTGGCTATGAAGTTAATGGAAAACTTGTTGCTATGGGTGGCGGATGCTTTGATTGGATGTGCGTCAATGCACCCAAGTATGGTTTTTATCTTCAGACCGATAATCGCCAGTCAAAAGAATTTGAAGCATGGCACTGGCAGTATTGTCTTGGTGATAGCAAGCCTGATGGCAAGGCTTATATTCCGCCCGCAGGCACTCCGCCCGCATCTGCCTCGGCACCTTCTGGTACGCTTGAATTTAAGTATCCTGGCACTCCGGTTAAATTAGGTTCTAAGGGCACCGATGTTATGCTCGTTCAGGCCTTGCTTGGTTTGAAGTCTGATGGTGATTTTGGCCCCAAGACTGATGCTGCTGTTAAGGCATGGCAGACCGCTAATGGTTTGAAGGCTGATGGTGTGATCGGACCCATCACATGGGACAAGATGTTCTGATGGATAGATTTTTCTATGAAGCCGAAGTTGTGAAAGTTATTGATGGCGACACCATAGATCTTATGATCGATCTTGGCTTCGACATCCACCATGCAGTTCGTGTGAGACTCTATGGCTTAAACACTCCTGAGTCAAAAACGTCCGATGAACTGGAGAAGGCCAGAGGCTTAGCTGCGAAATCATATACATCGGATTGGATCAAGAAAACAGATCGTATATTTATACAAACTGTAAAAGATAAAACTGAAAAATACGGTCGAATTCTGGCCAAAGTTTACGCAGACGAAAAGTGCTCTATTTGTTTAAATGACGATCTAATTAAAAGTGGAAATGCTGTTGAGTATTTTGGGGGCAAAAGATAAATACCTGAAAGCGTATGGTATATAATATAGTGAGGAATATATGAGAAGTAAAAGTTGTGATTGTGGTTGTGAATGTGAGGAGCATTGTACTTGCGGTTGCGAGGAATGCGACTGCTAATTACAATTCCTCAATTGGAGAATTAAAATGGATGATGTAAAAATTAATACATCAAAGACACTGACACTCACACTTCCTAGCGATGCTGATTCGAATACTGTCACTGTAAATTTGATACATGAATTTGGCGATACTGTTAAATCCAATGTTGCTGCCACGAGAACTGCTCTTGGTGTCTATGCTGTTACTTTTGGTCAAGAAGCATCTGGTATTTATGTTTTAAATTGTGCCGGGAAGCATAGGGCTGTCTTCAACTATGCTATATCAAATACTTCATACTCCCAGTCTCAGTACATGAATGTCTATACCCCGTATGTTACATCAACCGAATTCTTTGGCAACTACCCAGAACTTCAAACAGATTTTTCTGCCAAGTTTGATACATACGAAAAGAGGGCTAGAAATATTATAAATACATACTGCGGTCAGTCATTCGATGCCTATCCAGAGAAAAGTTTTACAATAGATGGCAATAATCATACTAATCTGCATTTGCCATTAGCTATAAATTCTTTAACAAAAGTAACTATGAATTATGGTGATGGAGATGAAGAAGTCATACATGACTCTACTGATTCAACCTTGAATAATATTGAAAAAGTAAGACAACCTTTTAATTTTGAATCTTCATACTTTTTGAGATTTAAAGCAACTGTAATACAATCATCGTCTAATAGATTGCTTGGAAGTAAATTTAAGAATGGATCTGATTACAAGGTTGAGGGTGATTTTGGCTGGAGATTCGTACCAGATAATGTTAGACAGGCAGCTAATTTAATCATTGCCGATCTTATGAATGATGACTCTGAGTATAGAAGACATGCTATTACGAATATAAGCATGGACACCACATCATTCAGCATGTCTGGAAATTTCTATGAATCGACAGGTAACATCGAAGCCGATGTGCTTTTGATGGATTATATGATGTTTATCATGGATTATGTTGTCTGATGGCACAGGGTACATTTTTAAAATTTCATCATCGCATAGATGTTTATGCTAAAACGACGACAGTAAACGCTGCTGGTCAGAGAGCAGTGACTTTTGCTAAATCAAAGACAATCCCTGTATTTGCACAATGGACTCAATCAGATATTGTTAATCAACCGTATATTGCTAACTTTGAACAGTTAGATATTTTTGTACCAAAAAATAACGTATCTGACATTAGTTATGATATTAGATTAAAAGATCTAAAAGATAGATATGGAAATACAATCGATGCCTCATATTACGAGGTCATCGGGATCCAGAAAAAAATGCAATTTAATGGGAAAGTCCACCATCTTGTTGTAGGTCTTCGAAGGGTGGTGGAAGACTAATGTTTAGAACATCAGTAGATAGAAGTCAGTTAAAAAATATTGAAAATTTAGCAATTTTTTTAGAAACATCTCCTGCGAAAATTCAAAGAGCAAATGATCGTGCCGCTAAATCTGCTAAAAAAAAGATAGAGGAAAATCTAAGAAGAAGGGGTCGCCCTGGTCGATTTATTGAAATGGACTATAAAAAGTATGGCCCATTAGGTCTGAAGTTTTCATTTGAGATAAGACCTGGGAAAGGCGGTTATCGTGGAGGGTCTGCTAGTAGAAAATATAGCGCCCTTATTGCATCAAGAATATTTCTTTTCTCCGAGCAAGGTGTGACTGGTAGAAAAGCCTTTACCTTACCTAGCAAAAAGCAAAAAAGTGGTGAGACTAAAAGATATGTTATTTCTCACTCTAGTGGTGAATGGAGAAAAGGTCAAAAACTTGTTGGGCCGCTAAGAATACCCGCAATTGGTCCGTTCTATTTTAGCTCTAAGTCTGGAATGCCCAGGAAGAAGATTCAAAAAATGGCAGCAGAAATTATTAGAGATGAATTAGATAAGCAGTATAAAAAAGAATTCGGAAAGATTATGAGGGCATCATGACAACAGTAAGTGTATATAACATTAACTCATATATTCAGAATGACGCTACCATATCAAATATTGCTGGTAAGACAATTGATATATTTCCAACAATCGGTTACGGCAATGCCACCCCGCCGTTTATTGTTTATTACTTCTCACCGGGTATTCCTAATGTAGAGGCGTTCTGGTATAGAAGCGATGCTGTTCTTTATTCTATCTATGATACAAACGCTGTTAGAGCTCTGGATTTAACAGAAAGAATAATTGAAATGCTGGGGAAGGGCGATCAGATATCTCAGCCCGGAGGGGTTGCCGGTACAGATTTTAGAATTCTTTCTACTGAACTGACAGATACAGCCTTGGAAGCCCCAGAGGAAAGAGATGGCTGGTATCGGGCAGATTTAGAGTTTCTTATCCATCATGTTAAAAGATAATGTGATATGATGTTTAATATGGATTATGTTACTATTACATATATAGGTAAAAATTCGGGCTTTATAGCGAAAGTTGATTCTAGAATCTATGAGTTCGAATGGAATAAAGGTCTCGGCATAGGAAGGCGACTTGGAGAAGTTAGTCCCGATCATGCTAAAAAAATTGCCAAATGGCGCGATAAGAGAGGCAAAAAGATTTTTGTCTGTGAATAGGAGGATATAAAATGCCTGGTGCTAATACAGTTACTACCGCCAATATTGTTGTCGGTGAAGCAGAGGTTAAAATTGGTACGTCGAATACCGCTATGACGAATAGCGATTTCGATAACCTTACTTCCGTTGGTGGTACCCAGGGTGGAGTTGAAATCACCTGGGAACCCGATATGGTGGATATTGAAGTCGATCAGTATGGCGATGCTGCCAAAGTGATTCAGTCGAAGGTTAAAGTGATGGTTAAGACCACGCTTGCTGAGGCTACCTTAAACAACTTGGCTCTTGCTTGGAGCTATGATAGTTCGACCGGTGGTTCCGATGTTCTTGTGAACAACGATGGTGGCAACACCAAGACGTTCCTGTTCGGTGTGCAGAATGTGTACCCGTTCGAGAAGGCTATTCAGATTGTGGGTAATGCCCCTGGATCTGACGCTGCAACGACCAAGACTCGTAAGTTCAATACTAAGCGTGCAATTTCGATGGAGTCGTCAACCATTTCGATGAAGCGTGCAGAGGCTACCGTCTTCGCCGTTTCGTTCCGTATTCTTCCCGTCAGTGCTGACGTTGGATATGAGTATGGTAAGATCATCGATCAGACCTGATAGATATCTATAAAAATTAAGCCTCAGGTGTGGTAAACTGCACCTGAGGCTTTTTTTATGATTATATTGATAATTGGATTATCTGGTTCTGGTAAGACTGCTCTTACTAAAGAATTAGCGCCAAGAATTAATGCAACTGTTCTAAACGGTGATGATGTTCGTGAATCTTTGAGCTCTGATTTAGGATTCTCACATGAAGATAGAATAGAACACGCCAGAAGAATGGGGTCTGTTGCAAAAATTTTAAGCGATCAAGGACAGACTGTGATAGCAGATTTTATATGTCCTACAAATCAAACTCGTGAAGCGTTTGGAGATCCAGATATATTAATCTGGGTTAATAGAATTGATTCTTGTAAATTTGAGGATACAAATAAATTATGGGAAAATCCAGATGCCGATTTAGAGATTGGGTCTGGTATGACTATAAAAGAAGAGGCCGACATGGTTATAAATTGCTTCAGCCTATTTGATTGGACAGCGCCAACAGCATTGATGCTCGGACGCTATCAGCCATGGCATGATGGTCATTCTGCCCTAAGAGATGCCGCCATGATGCAGTCTGACCAGGTGGTTATTGGTGTCAGGAATACACACAAAACTTCAGAAAAAGATCCTTTAAATTTTGAACAAGTTTGTGGTTATATCAAGGAAAAAATAATTAATCCTTTTATTATAAAAATGCCCAATATTACAAGAATTGTGTACGGTAGAGATGTTGGCTATTCGATAGAAAAAATTGACTTAGACCAAGAAATTGAGGCTATTTCTGCAACAAAGCAAAGAAAAGCTATGGGGCTTTAAGAAAGTACATCATTGATGTGATAGAATATCCCTAGGCTTTTTGCCGTGTATACACTGGAGGAATAAATTGGCTAATAAAGATATCCATGAGGGAAAGGCTATTGTCTTTGCTGATGGTAAGACGAGAGTTGTTAAGCCGTTAACAATTCGTCAACTCAGAAAGTTCATGAAGATTACAAACCAGCTTCAGGCTAAGTCTGAGGCTGACATGACTGATGATGATATTGATACGATGGTTGAGGCAGCAAGTATTGCGCTTGCAAAGGTTGATCCCGAACTGTCGGAAGACCTAGATGCACTTGAAGACATTTTGGATTTGAAGTGCTTTGCTGAGCTCATGGCTGCAGCAATGGGTAATGACCCAAACGCCTAGAGGGGGGTTCTGACGAAGAAGGGATTTCTTGGTCAGACATCCCCCTTTTAAAATATGAAGCGGAATTATTTGTTAGTTGTTCTGCTTGGAAAAGTATAGAAGAATTGGAGGAACAGTTAACCATGGAGGAACTGTTCCTCCTTTATAACGCATCTAAGCATCAATTTACAATGACTTTGAAGGCCCAGGCTGCCGCCATGGGTGCAGACATCGACTGGGACGAAGATTGGTATGACCCAGAACCTCCAAAGAAACCTGAGGCTATAGGTGGAAGTGAAGTGAAATTCCTTCCGATAGGGCTTGGTTATGAGGCAGGTAATTAATTGCATTTTTATTAAAAAAATGCGATAATTAACGTGGTGATCTATGAACAATAATATTGATATTAATGTTATTGTAACTGGCGAAGAGCAACTAAAAAGCCTATCTGTAACGCTACGCCGAATGATCCTAGAGATCAATAACAATGGCAAGGCAGTTGCCGCTCTAGATGCTAGACAGAGAGCCTTAAATGCAGCGCTGGGTGCAACAGGAAGATCATTCAATGATCACGCCAAAAATCTTCGTCAAGTATCCGCAAATCAGGCAGCTTTTAGTCAAGAAATTAAAAAAACAACTCAAGAATTAAAAATGCTCAAAAGAGCGACTGCTAGTGGTGCTGGTGGAATAGGTCTTGCTAATTTAACATCAGATTTAGAAAAAACATCTAATGCATTAAAAAGAATAAAAGCTAGAGCATTTGCCTCTGATTTAAGATCAGTCGGTACGGAAATGAAGCGCCTTGGTAAGGACGCTCAATTCGTCGGTAGAAGTCTGATTATTGGTATAACTACTCCTATCATGGCATTCGGTCGCATAGGCGTACAAAACTTTTATGCTGTTGAAAAACAGGTCACAAGACTTAAGAAGTTACTTGCAGAAACTAACGTTGAACTTGGTAAATCTGGTCCTAAGTTAAAAGCGATAGAAAGTGCAACAAAGTCAATGAGTTATGAGTTTGGCATTGCTCACGAACTATTGATGGGGATAGCAGGGGATTTTGCAGAATTAGGCATTAACTCTGAAGAGGTTATTAGTGGTCTAACAAAAGTTGCTGCTCAATTCACAATTTTGGGCGATATGGATGCATCTGGTGCACAAGATCTAACGCAAACACTTTACCTTGGTTCTTTAAGAGCATTTGAAATGACGGGCCGAATGAATGAATTCAAGACAGCTCTTGAAGCACAAACTGCTGCTCTAGCCAATGCAAGAGGTCAATTAACAATGTTTAATGCTATTGAAAATGCAACAGCATTATCAATGCGTGAAATAGCAGAGACACTACCTGAAATTTCTGCTGCTGGTCAAACATTCGGTTTGAATTTTAATGAAATGGTTGCAATTCTTGCACCAATGAAAGCTGTGGGTATTGATGTAGGCGCTGCCGCAACTGGTATGAAAGTCTCCTTCCAGAAAGTTGTTAATCCAACAATTAAGATGCAAAAAGAGTTGGCACGACTTTCTGAAGAGGCTGAAAAATTTGGCAATGCTGGTTTAGCAGAGGCCTATCTCGGCATACAAAATGTTGGCATGGAGTCCATTCAGTCACTTATCACAATCACAGATGAACTTGGTAAGCGTGCAACTGATGAGGAACTTTTAAGTTTTTATTCTAAACTTTTTGATGATAGACAGGCACCAAGAATGTTGGTTGCAATGCAAGATCTCGCAGCATTTCAAAATAGAATGTTTTTGGAAATGGGTGTAAATTCTAAAGTTGCAGAAAGTAGATTTACTTCAGTAATTAATGAAAGCCTGAAAGGTACTGGTTTAATGGTCAAGAATATTCAAGACCTATCGGCAATAACCGCCATTGCCAATGCCACTCTCAAAAAAGGTGCTGATTCTGTTTTTATTGAAGCCCTTCAGAGAGAAGTTACTGCAGCAGAAATTGAGGCTGCTCAAAAAGCCAGAAAAGATATGGTTGACTTAATTAGAGCAGAGGGGCCAGGATTAATTGAAGGTATAACATCAGAAGGTGGAAAAGTATTAGCAATAAATTTTGCTGGTGTTGCTGGTGCGATGGAGCAGGCAAACAATGAATTAGCAGTGGCTAAGGCATCTACTACAATGTCCATAGATCGCATTAAAGTCGCATTCAAAAACCTCTCCGCAGATTTTATAAGAACATTAGCCCCCACCATCGAATCCGTTTCTCAGAAATTTTTGGCGTTTGTACAAAGCATAGAAAGAATGTCGCCGGAAATGAAGAAATTAATAGTCGGTGTTGCAGCAGCAGTTGCTGCAATAGGTCCACTCGTATTTATATTTGGTCAAGTTCGTTTGGCTGGTGGTGTTCTATTAGAATCAATTATGAAATTGGTTCCTGGACTTAAATCACTTTCACCAACAGCAGTCGCTAGTTCCACAGGTCTTCTTCGTTTAAAGAACGGGTTAACTGTAACTGGAGATACTATTGTTAATACTAATAGTAGATTTGCTACATTTATTGCAACTATAGCAAGTGGTAATGGCCCAATTGCAAAAATGGCAAATCAATTCGGTCAGCTTACTGGTATTTTAGATAAAACAAGAACTGCTAGCGATGATGTTATGAGAAAGATTGGGCAAGTGAGTAATACTGGCGGAACCTTGCTCAAGACAACTGCTGCATCGGCAACACCAACGTCTTTCCAAGGGCAATCAACATCTCAAATTTTAGCACAAAAAACTGCTAAAAATATGAGAGCAATGGGAATAACTGTTGCAGAAAAACAACTTGCTCAAGGAGTAACATTTGATCCAACTGCTGGTAGATTTAGAACGCAGTCTGGTCAGTTTGCATCAAAAGCACAAGTTGATGCAGTTACAAGAATCCATCAAGCTCGCATGGCTGCCGAGCAACAGTATCGATCAGAACTGGCAAAAACAGCCAAGCAAAGACTCAAGGATCCGTTCTACTCAGAAAAAGGAGTCACAAGAGTTACACCACAGCGTGGTGAAAATCAGAGGCAAAAAGAATTATTTGATACTTTTTCATATAAGGATAGGCAAATATCAAGAAGAAGTGCTGACCGAATTGCCTATGGTGGTGTGGGTGGTGCTTTTGAAAAAGCCAAGATATCAACAGTAGGTGCAGTTAAAGATGTTGGTGCTAAGGCCAAAGGGTTTGCAGCAGGCCCAATTAAGAATTATAAGAGTTCCGTCGATAGCGCTAGAAATGCAGTAGCACAATTAAGCGCTAAAAATGCTATGTTTGGCAGATCTGCCCCTGGGATGTTTGGTAAGGCATCAACGGCAGCTCTCGCTTTTACTAAGTCAATTCTTAGCGGTAGTAAAGCTTTCCAATTACTTCGAATGACTATGATGGCATCTGGAATAGGCATTCTTGTTCTTGGCATAGCAGCAGCGGTTGCTCTTGTTGTGAAGAACTTCGACAAGATTAGAACAGCCGCTGCTCCAGGCATTGAGATGCTTAAGTCTGCATTTGGAACCCTTATTGAAATTGGTAAAGCATTACTCGCTCCATTTCTAGATTTCTTTGCAGCAATTGGTGGTGCAGATAAAGGAGCCAGTAAAGCAAATGATATTGCTACTGCATTTAATAAAATAGCATTAGTTGTTAAAAAAGTAGCAGAAGTTGTTCAGTCATTTGTTAATAAATATGTTGTACCTCTGCTTTATAAAGTTTTAGGGGCAGTATTCGGTGTGATTAAGGGGATAATGCAATTTATTAAAGGCATTATTAAATTAAAAGATAACTGGAAGCAAGGTCTTAAAATGATGTGGGATGGTCTCAAAAAGATTGGTGGGGCTATTCTTGGTTTCTTTGTTGGAACAGTCCTTAGAGGAATAGTTATTGGTGTATTTGAAGTTGTTAAATTAATACTTAAAGCGTTTGTCGCTGCTGCTAAGGGTGTTGTAAATATATGGAGAGAAGCTGCAAAACTAAATATTGAGATATTATTTGGTATAGCACAGGGTGGAGTTGATGTTGTTGACTTTATTTTGTCTGCCTTCGCACTACTTCCTAGAGGAATAGGTAACGCTGTTGAGGCAGGCGCAAATATTTTTGCTGACTTTATAGATGGAATTGTTGATGCTGTTCGTGGCACACCATTGATCGGCTGGCTTGCTGATCAAGCAGGTCTTGTTGGTGCCGCTCGTAGCGGTGCTAACGCAATTAGAAATATTGGAAAATCAATTGGCGATGCTGGTCGTGGTGTTGCAGATTTTGTTTCTGGATTAATTGACCCACTAAGGGGAACGCTCGATGGTTTAAAGGCCGATGCAATTAGTATTGTCAATTCCGTTGCTGATGGCATCAATGGATTCCTTGATTCTATACCGGAGATGGCTGATGATCTTGGTGATTGGGTCGCTGGTGTTCTTGGAGAATTTGGTCAAGGAGAGCAAATTGGTCGTGGTGCTGGACAAGAACTAGTCGATAATACCAAAAAAGAAGTTGAAGATAATCTTGGTGATGAATTAACAGATCCATTCATTGATGCTGGAAGTTCTGCTGGTGAAGCCGGTGGTGAGGCTGCTGGCGAAAGTATGCTAGCAAAGATTGCTGAAATAGTTAAGGAACTACAGCAGAAATTTGTTGATCTTGTTCTTGACTCTGTGAAGGGCGCTCTTGATGAGGCAACAGAGCAATTGCAGGAGGCTCTTGAGAAGCAGAAAGAGCAGGCTCTTAAAGTTTATGATACACAATTAAAGACACTTGAAGCATTAGAGAAAGCAGAAGAGTCTTTGACTAAAGAGAAAGAATATCAGGCTAATCGTCGTAGAATTATTGATGAAAGAGAACTTCAGCGTGCCAATTATCAGAGAAATCGTGCCCTGGCTATTTATGAAGGAAGAATCGATGATGCAAGAGTTCTTGGCTTAGAGGATCAAAAAAATCAAACAGATTTTCAAGAAAATCTTGCAAAAACAGATGAAGAGCGAAGAAGAGATCTTGTAAAAGAAAATCTTGATTATCTTAAGGATGCAATAAAACAGTCTCAGGAAGAGACTGAAAAAATGCTTGACGAGCAAATTAAAGCATTCCAGAATGCTGCTAAAGAGATCACCAAGTTCCCGCCTCTAACCATTGAAGAATATACATCTCAACTCGGTCAACTGAATGACGCTGCTCAAAAGATCGCTGGAGAGAATGGCGATATTTTGAAGACAATGATGACAAAGATGAAAGACACTCTCAAGATGCCAAATGAGAATGTCGGGGTCTTTGCAACAGGTCTTGATGAACTTGTAAGGGTTGCTCAGCAAAAATATGGATTAACTGCTACATCGGCTGATAATACTATTGTTGGTGCAACTATTGGAATGTTGGCAGGTATTAATGGTCAAATAGTTGGGAATAGAGGAGTTATCGTAGGAGCATTCCAGGGAATCGTTGATGATGTATTTAATGTATCCACTGGGTTTGCAAATATCAAAGATCAAGTTATTAGCCCTGCTCTTGATGAGATTGCAAAAATATTTAAAGAAAAGGATCCATTCAAAGTATTTGAAAAAGCATTCCTTGATGCCAATGAAACCATTCTCAGAGAGATGCAGGCAACCGTTGGACATATTGCAAGCAAAGTCGGTGATATTGCCAAGCATATTGATGATGCCCTGATCAAGTTGGCAGTTGGACAGGCAAAAGCAGAAGGCGCTCTTGGTGGCACTCCTGGTACCCCCAGTACTCCTGGTACGCCTGGTACACCTGGAACCCCTGGAACCCCTGGCACTCCGGGAACCCCTCTGCCATCAAGAACTGCTCTTATACTTCAAGCAGTTAATCAAGCATTTGCTTCTGGAATAGGCAATATGCTTAAGATTGAAGAAAAGAATTATCTTAAGCAATTTACAATAAATTCTTTAACACGATCATTCACAGAGCCAGGGTTTGGCATGGCTCATGCAAATACTTTAATGAGAAAAGCAAATGCTGGCGATATTTTCTCAAAAATTTCCTTACAACTTTGGAATTTTGCATCCAAAAAACTCAATCTTCCAGTCGCCAATACTGGCTCTATTGCTGGCGCTGTTCTTGGTCCCGGAGTAACTCCCGCAATGGCTCAGGCATTAGCCAATCTTGCTCCTGGAACAGACCTCACGGCTTCACGAGGACAACACCAAATGACATCTAGTAATTACTTTGGTGGGCTTGTTAGAAGGGGCTTTGGTGGCGTAGTCCCCGGATTTACATCTCAAGGTGTTAATGCTCTTCTCCATGGTGGAGAATACGTTGTTAATGCAAAAGCAGTAAAAAATATTGGGTATGCAACGTTAGAAGCATTAAATAATATGAAGTATGCAACTCCAGGGAAAATGTCTGCACCAGCAAGCACTATTGTCAATGAAACACAAAATGTTAATATTTATGTGGATACTTTTATCGGGGAAGAACAGTGGTTTGAATCAATGATGAAAGACTATAACCTTAAAGTTGTCCCTCGAAATCAAAAAACTGCTGGGGTTCAATCAAGGACGGTATCTTCCTATAATGGATTAAATAGAGGAATGTAATGAGCGTCATACAAAATCAACAAACAGGATTGTTGGCGCTACTATCGATCAACTCCGCAGAGATCACCGAGGGTGCAAGAACTTATAGTAATTCATCATTTCAAGTGGTCAGCGATGTAGAAACAGTATCTGGAAGAATAAAAAGATTCTATAAAAAAAGTAAGAATGTCATGTCTATATCCTTTTCATATATAGCATCAAATAGCGATAAAACTGTGGATGGCAAGGAGGGCAGGGATTATATATATAATTTAGCTATGAATTCTCCTTATGTGTCGGTCTCATACAAAGATCAACCGGATCAGCCAATAAAAAGTTTTTATGGATATATATCAAGTTATACTGAATCAATAAAAAGAAGAGACTTGCAAAATCAATGCATATATTATGAACTTTCTTTTTCAATAGAGGAGAAGTAATATGGCAGAAGCATGGAATGATTCTTACTATTCAGTAAGTTTTAATGCTAATGGGTATAAGTTCTACGGTTTAGACGTAGAGCCATCTATTGCTCAAGCCGCCATATTCATTACATCCAATCTAACAGTAACAGCGATTGAAATTCTCCATGCTTCGGCATCCGTATCAGGTAGTGTTGTTGCTTTCGGTACAGCAAAAGAAATACAATATGCTCGGATATCTATTGATGGCCTGCTGTCTACTGCTATATTAACACTTGAAGAGCAAAGGGCTAAAGCATCTATCTCAATAGAGTCAAGCCTCATTGCTACAACTTACAAAGATGCTTATGCTGCATCATCGCTGTCTGGTGATCTTAACGTCACTCCGTCACCGATAGAGATTCAGTATGCTAGTTCATCAATGTCTGCAACAGCAGATTGCACCCCGACTGCAATTGAAATTTTGTACGCAGACCCAGAAGATCAAAGTATCGAATCTAATTTCACAGCAAATGCAATTAGAGCAAGATTGGTCTCTGTTTCGATATCAATCGAATCTAGTGTAAATGTTGGAACTTATAAGTTTGCTAGAGCATTAATTAATAATCTTGGTGATGCAGAATTAACTGTTACAACCTATAAGGATGCCTATGCAAACTTCTCTGGTAGCGCTGATGTAACAACGACACCATCCGCTATTGAAATTCTCTATGCAGATATTGATCCGATGGAGTCCAATTCAAGTGTGCTTGTTAGCGCCATAGAAATTCTTTTGGCCGGCTCCGAGATCAGTATTGACTCCAATACGACTATCACAGCGTATGAAATACTCTTTGCTAAGTCTGATTTGGCAATTGAGGGATATGTTTTAACACTTGGCAAAGAGATTCTATATCCGACAGTATCTATTTCTGGAACACTAGATCTTAACGCAACAGCTTATAAGATTGCTAAAGCTAATAGCGCTCCGTCTTCTGATGTAAGTGTGTCATCCGCTTCTTATAAGATTGCCTATGCAAAGCAAGAAACAGCAATCACATCAGAAGTGATTGCAGAAGCAATGGAGATTTTGTTTGCAAAGATTGTCCTAGATGGTACAGCAATAAATGTCACCGTAGGAAAAGAAATCCTGTTGGCAAAGATCACCGTCAGTGCAGAAACAGCATTTCTTGTTCTATCACCGACAAGATTTAGTAGCAATATAACTGAAGATACACAAAATATTAGGACTTTGTTATTAATAAATAATAAACCAATAACAGAGCATAATAGAACGTTCTCGTCAGGTGTTATTCAACCAATGTATGAAAATATAAACTGGAAAACAACAAGATCTAGGTATTATAAGTCAGCATCTGGTAGAAGAACATTCTCACTATCCTGGAGTATGGTGCCAAATTCTAGAGAAAACACTGTAGACTTAAAGTTTGGTAGAGATTTAATAAGCGAGATAGGACATGACCCGGATGTTCATAGCGTAAAAATATTGAATATTGACTCGGATGGCACAACTCCACACTCAGAAGAAGAGTATAATGTAATAGTTAAAAACTATAGTGAAACATTAAGAAGAAGAGATCTTGTTGGTAGTGAATATTGGTGGGACTGTAGTTTAGAATTGGAAGAGGTCTGATATGTTAGTAAATGATATTTACGGCAAACAATTAAGTAATGTATTCAATTCTAAAATAGTATCTGCATCACAAAGAATAAAGCCAAAAGTTTTAATAGACTGGCTAGATAGTAGACATATTACAGGATTAACAGTCACAACAAATAGTGCACACGCAAACTCTTCTATTGGTAATATTGGATATTACTTTGCACCTCAACAGGCTGTTAATGGAATTGAAAGGCAGTCTTATACATGGGGAGTTGCGGGGGCATTAGACAAGAATGGCAAGGTTATAACACCAAATGGTCAATGGCATGCAATGCCTAAAAATTTATCTAATAATTATGAATTTGGGTGGTGGTCTGGAACGAAGTCAACATCCAATACTCATAATACATACAGCGGATATCAGTTTACTGTAAGCCCTACGCTTACTATGCAATTTGATGATAGAAAGTGTAATCTTATTAGAGTTGTTACATCAGAATTTTATGGTCAAATAGATACATACACTATTGTTGTAAGAACTAACGATCCTGGCGCTGCTGATCCTATCTTTACAGAAACTTCAAGAATAGAAGATGACACATATTTTTGCGAGCATTATTTACCGCCCTCTGTCGGGCATCAAACCATAGATAGAATTGAAATAACAGTTCATACAACAAAGAATCCCCAAGACTATGCACGCATTCAAGAAGTTAATGTTGTATATCAAACAGATATATCGGATTATGTAATTTCATACGATATGACAAAAACTAGAGATCTACATGACTCCAGCCTGCCTATTGCTGGGTCATCTTCCGGCAGTGCATCCATTACGCTTGATAATACAGATAAGGATTTTAATTTGCTTGGAAGCAGCTCTCCGTATGGTCAGTATATGAAAAAGGATTTAAAAGTTAGAATAACATCAGGATGGCAGATATCAAAAGATGACAATGAGTATATAGATAAAACTCTAAGGACACCCATAAATTCATCCGCATCGTCGCTTTCAATATCTAATACAGATGACCTACCAGCGTCTAATAATCAATTTATTTTAACTATAGATCCAGACACATCATCTAAAGAAATTATTCTATGCTCCTCAATTTCAGGAACATATGATGTAAATGTTGAACAGAGAGGATTTGCCAATACAATCGCAAGATCTCATAATACCGGTGCGACGGTTAGATATGAAACATTTGAATATCCGTCATTTGTTGAAATGTATGTTGATGAATGGTCGTCCACTACGGAGGGTATGACAACAACTGTTACGCTAAGTGATTGGTCAAAGTATATGTCAGAAAAAGTTATTACTGGTGGATTCTTTTTAGAGAAGTCAACGGTTTCCGATGCTTGTGAAAGTTTATTAATGATGTCAAACTTCCCTAAGGCTGATATAGATAATCTTAATAAATATAATTTGAAAGCAAAAAAAAGCGGTGCTATCCTGCATTTTGATTTTAATGAATCAACTGTTGACAGATCAGGAAACCAGATAAGCGTTCAGGATGGTCTAAGGGCGAGATTTTTTGGTATGCCAGCATCTGCTTTAAATAAAGTTACTGATATTAAAGCAGATGCCTTAGACAGGGAGTTGTCAGAACTTGAAAAAGCCCTGGGCGAACTGAGCTTTGTGTCACCAGATTATGTGATTAATACTGCAAATATATCCACAAACTCTCTTGCTCTTGAAATTGGTGATGATTCACCATATTCTTTTACTGGTAAGAATGGAACTACATATAGTGAATATTTTAATGCTGTCTTTGATGGATTTTATATCCCAAATGAAGATGGCGAGCAGTACATTGTTGTAGAAATTGCAAATGGCGGATGCCGTGTCTATCTAGATGATGTTCTCATTATTAATGAATGGAGGATACACCCAGTATCAACTGGTGCTTACTTTACAGCAGAATCAGTCCCTGTAATACTGGATGCAGGTCGTCCATATAAACTTAGAATAGAAGCATTCCATAAGTCAGGTGAGTTTGCCATTAGACTGGGGTATGCTGTCGGCCTATCACCTGCTGATTATGTTACTCCTGATATGGTTAAAACCATTGCTGTCTTAGACAAAATTGGATCGATGGATTCATCATATCAAACTGGCGTATTAAATAGAAATCATCAAAATAACTTTGCGCTGTATCTCGGTGGTGGAAATATTGGTCTATCTGGTGGAATAGTATCGGATATTGAAAATAAATCATGTGAATTAGGTGGAACAAAATATATTAGATTACCATATCATTCTTCGTGGGATATGAGTGATGCAAACAGTGTTAATTATACTGGGTCATGGACGATTGAGTTTATTGCTAAATTACCATCTGTTTATTCTAATAATGGTGAGTACTTGAGTACATGGATCGATTCAGGTGCAAGCTCTTCTGGCTTCGAGTTTTTCAGTAATTCGTCAAGTCATGGAGTAAAGATAGTAACAACTTCTGGTATAGAAACACTATCTTCTAATACAAGTATATCAACATCCAATTGGACACATTTTATAGCATCATTTGATGGATCATATTTAAAATATTATGTTAATGGTGTTCTTCTTGATACTTCTAATTCGATAGCATCTATCGATTCATGGGATGGTCTTGATCTTACATTTGGTGGGCGAGGTGCTTCCTATAACACATCAACCGGCTCTGAGGTGCCACCTGCTGTCATTAGAAATATTTATTTTGATGAATTTATTATTTATAATACATGTTTGACATCAAAACAGGCTGCCGACAGATATACAGAAATGAAGATGGAGGGGCTTAGTGTTTATCCATTTTTATATGGAGGCGAAGAATCAATTCGTCAAGTAATTGATGAAATAACACTTGCTGATCTTGGAAGATTCTATATAGATGAAGAAAATATTGCTAAATATGAGCATTACAATAGATTCTTTGAATCAACCATTGATCAGCATGCAAATATACAAGCAACTATAAATGATGATAGTCATATACTAGCAGCAGATTATAATGTTCAATTGCAAGCTAATAAAGTAGTGGTAAAAATAGCCGGGGTTGCATCTAATTTAGTGGGCACACAATCCCTGTGGAGGGCTTCTGATCCAACGACACTTGCCGTTGTAAATCTAGAAAGTAATGTATCTGCCAATTCAAATACTATATATGTTTCAACAACTGTTGATCCGCCTTTTGCAAAGGCGGGATATTTAGTCATAGATAATGAGATTATTAAATATAATTCAAAGACACCGAATTCTTTTAATAGCATAGAAAGAGGATATTTCAATACAACTGCTGCATCTCATACTGCAAACACGGCGGTAAGAGAAGTTAGATATTGGGATCTCAAATATGATAAGGCTCCCGCATTTCAGGTTAAAAATCCATTTATAACGGGTATTCTTTTTGAAGAACCGGATCAAATTTCAATTATTAGATTTGTACCATCAAGTTATGGTGCAGAACTAATTATTGCTGCAAGTAATAATGTTTCAAAGGGTGGAATTGTATTTGCCGAAGGGACCAATCCGGTAACAGGAAAGGTTAACTATACAGCAATCGCCGGTATTCCTGTTGTTATAACAGAGCAAAGTAGCCAGGTGACTGAGCAGGTTGCTAATCTTCAAGATAATATTAGGCTTTATGGCCTAAAAGAAATTGTTATTGAAAATAAATTTATTACAGACTTTCAACACGGTCAAAAAATTGCTAATTTTATAATTAGCAAAATGAGTAATCCAGTGCCAATTATTAATATTAGTACTATTCCAACTCCAAAAGTTAAACTTGGAGATCGTATTAGAATATCTAGTCTTGATGCTTTTGATATAATAAATGGTGATTACTGGGTAGTGTCTAGATCATACCAATATGGTGACTCGCCCTCCCAGAATATGATGTTAAGGAAGGTTGTCTGATGAGGGCTACAAGAACTGGTGCAATATCAGAAAGTGGTGTTGTATTCTTTTCTGCTGGTGGTCATAATCATGATGGACAAAGTTCATCTCTTATAGACACAAGTAAATACTCTGTTTTTGATTTTAACTTTTCTTATGTAGGTAATAATCCGGATAGGACAAATAGACAGATTATTAATCAAATAGCATTTAAAAATTATTTGATTAAAACAATCAATGAATCTGTATTGGAACCTGCCGGCATCGTTCTTCAAGATAATATCATTAATTCCAGAAATATTATCTCTGGCTCTATTACGGCAAATGAAATTGCAGCAAATACAATAACTGGCAACAATATTGCAGCTGGTACAATAACCGGCAATAATATTGCAGCAGGTACAATTACAGCAAATCTCATTGATGCGAATGCTCTTATTGTTAGTTCAATCTTATTGGATAACGGAGATTACTGGAATGATTCAAATGGATTCCAACTAGGTGGTGCTAATGGAATTGTTTATAATGGCAATAGCATAGCAATTGGTACAAATGTTACAATTAATGCTGAATTAAATGCAGATAGTATTACCGTTGGAGTTGGCGGTAATATTCTTGAAATCGATGACGACCTTCAGTCCGGGACAAAGGCAGGCCTAGAGATTGGTGGTGGTACTTATAACTACTGGTATACAGATGGAACATTCCGTGTTGGTGGTGCTTATTCTTTTATGGAGTGGGATGGCACATCATTTAGAATCAGAGGCGGATTCGACTCAGGTGAAGAAGAAGATAAGATTGAATTAGAAGGAATTATCTTCTCAACAAGGCCATTGAGTGATCCAAGTTTTTCTACATATGGCGCTGTTAGACTGACACCAGCAGAATATTCTGGAACTGGCGGAAATGATGCAATAAGATTTTACTACGGCTCAGCCCTTGAAGATGATAGTAATACGGCATCTATCCGTGCACTAGATGGTGGTGAATTAAGAATATCTGGATCTGCTGCCGCTGAGTCAGTATCCTTTGCATCTGTTACCAACGGTGTATCATTTAATGGTCCAGCGTGGGCTAGTTCATATAGTAATACTTCAATAAATGAAGGTTCATATTTTAGAAATATATCATATGGCAACACAAAGCCAGCATCACCAATCGTCGGTGATATACACTTTAGTCCAACGAGTTAATTATGCCTATTGAAGTAAGAGGACCGAGCGGTTGGGATACATACTACGATCCCGAGATATACACGAGTTCAGGCTGGACTGACATAAATTTTGGTGAGATATATACTGCCGAGGGCTGGAAATATTTCTACGCTAGAATAAATGCAGTAGCCCCAGCAATAACTTTAAACTCAAGAACTACAACATCTATTACAGTTAATGTAACACACCCAAACGTCGATGCTAATATTATTCGTGTATTTATATATAGAGTTGGCGATCAAGCAAACGGTCAGTACAAGCCATCAGGCTTAGGAACAACATCTCCTGTATCATCAACGTTCCAATCTACCGGTTTGACAATGAATACATCGTACACGTTCAGGGCGTATGCTGAATATTTTGATGGTAATGGAAATTTGATCACCACAAGTGCCGTCACAGAAGAAACATTCACTACAGTAAATATTAATACTGTTGCTCCGACATTATCTCTGGACTCCAGATCTACATCTGCAATTACATTAAATGTAACTCACCCCGGAGCATCTGGTGCATATAATGTTAGAGTTGCTGTATACCGTGTTGGTAATGAAATAGGAACAGAGTATAAACCAAGTACATCAGGAACAACTAGTTCTATTACATCTACATTCACACAAACTGGTCTTGCTCAAAATACATCATATACTTTTAGAGCTTATGCTGAATACAGAGATATATCAACGCTTGATTTATTAGCTACAAGTTCGACTACGCAACTTGTGCAAGCGACTTCAAACTACAATTTATGGACTGCAAGTAATCCAACTGGTTCCACTGGCTATGAAGAGATAAGTTCTACTTACTATGGGACTCTGACTCTCACGTCAACCGCTAATCCGCAATATTCTATAAATGGTAGTACGTCACGAATTATATTTGAAATAACAAACTTTGGTATTGGAACATATACCGCAGATAGTATTGCACTCACTAATAACGACACCCTCCAGTCAAGAAGTGTTACATTTAGTAAAAATAATAATACTGGTGGTATTGGTCTTCCTCTGGGAACAACCTGGATATGTAGAGCACGAGTTTATTATCCAACAATTGATGAATTTGGTCCGTGGTCTGGTTACTCCACGTTCACTCTTCCCAATTGGACATTAAAAACTATACCATCAAATAGCACATGGGCGCATATGAGAAATAACTCAACATATTTTGATGGATTTAGTTCGTTTGCTACAAGTATCAAAAGTGCAAATGAATCATCATTATATGCATCTGATGGCGACTCCTCTACTCAATGGATATCAGATCCTTATGAATTACAGCAGCAACAAACTAATCAAAATAGAAGTATAAATACCATCTCTACTGGGTTTGGAGTTGCCCAGTATACTACTTCATCAAGTCATAATATTGTTACTGGAGTGAATGGCACAGTTGATATTTCTTCAATAACATATTATGGATCAAAAACCTATACTGATGCTACATTTATAGTAATTGAGATCAGTACTACAGGTCAGCCGGCTCCTGGCGGTTCTGCCACTATATTCGGAAGCGGAATTCCTGGTGTTGATGGTGTATCAAGATCTATTCAAAATACATCTGTAAGTGGAACAACAAGATCTGTTAGATTCCTTAGAGGCAGTGCTACTGCGAATCAAATCGGCAATAGTGGGCGTTTAGTTATGTTCTCTGGCGGTACAGTTGGCGGTGTTACCGTTGGATCTCTTGGCGGTTCAGGGCAATTAACTAGAGTTGATTCAAGTACATTCTATAGGACCGAGACTAGTCAGCCATCACCTGCTTTAGGTCAAAGCGAATGTACTGGCGATGTTACTTATCCCGTAACTGAACTCGTTCAGGTGCCGAAAGGTTCCGGGTCAGAAATTCTTACGCTATGGGCAAGCCCAAATCTTCCTGCGGGTGCTGTTAGAAATGCTAGACTATTAAACATATATTATCAACAGGGGCCATTCAGCACCCCGGCTAGGTCTATATCTGTAAACGGCGTTGTTACTACGGTCGGATCTGTATCTGCAAACGCTACAACGACTACATCAACATCTGCTATAGCACCAGACAGAAGTTCATCAAATGGTTCAGGCGATGGTTGGTATATAACTGTCAATCAAGATAGAAGTTTGAATAGTGGTCTATATTATGCTAGTGTTAAAGAAGTTCAACTAAGATATAGTTATGAGGTTATAGAGTGATGCTTATTTTATTTAATGCCAGTGATGAGTTTAATTATGAAGATCATATTTCATATAAAACATTTTTATTTGATATTAATGACGGTCAGTTAATCATATGTGAACCGATTGATGATTTTGATATTAATTCAATTGAGCCATGGAAGATTAATGTATTCAATATAAGATTATTAACATTTGAAGAGGCTAGTAATATTATTTTGAATGAAACGAGAAATCTTCTTATACAAGAAGAAAGTGGTGGTTATACATTACAAAGACCGCTGTTTGATGAAGATGTTGATTATAAAGATAAATTGACGCAACCATATGAAGGCTGGGTTTGGGATAAAGATCTCTTACACTGGAAGGCACCGAAGCCAAGGCCAGACTGTGATTTGACTTTCAGGGTTAAATGGAATAATCAATGGCAAGATTGGGAGATGAGGTACGGTAGAGATGACCTACCCAGAGAAAGAAAATCTTATCAATTATGGTATTCACAAGAGGTTGATGGTTCTTCTATGTTCCACAATGCCTGTTCTACTGTTGATTACATGATTAAACCTTTTGAGAATATTACACATAATACAAAAAATATAGAAAATTTAATTAAATCATATAATGACCAAATAGCAAGTACAAGTGAAATAGTTAGACCTTACATGTCAATTGGTGGACATCTTGTAGTTATTGATCTATCACCGTTTGCTCTAATCACATATTCGGAATGTCACGAAGATGCAGTAGATATGTTTAATGAACTATACTCAATGCATCCACAATTCTTATCAAGAACACCTTGGGAACTTTTTAGATTAATAATAGAATGGGCCTACTCACACTCCGATCTAGGTAATAATGAATTAGCAGCAGTTACATGCCATAGAGTTCTACAGGCAGTACAGATGCCTAAGAGTATTCGTGATAGTCTCATAGCTATGCCAGCTCAGCAAGTCGGTAAATATCTAGAAAATAATCTTAATGCTCTTTCTGAAGATACTGAAGGCCCAGAGGCACCGGAAGGGTTTGATAAATGGATTAATACTGTTTATTATCATTATCCTCACCTTAAAAAAGGCCAAGAACCTCATATAGACTCACTACCAAATGAATATCCAACATGATATAATTATCATATGGAAGATTTAGATGTTGAATTGTTAATCAGTATGTATAACGATAGAGTTGGCAAATTAATGGCCGAACTCATAGTAAAAGAGACAGTTATAAAGCAGTTAGAGAGAAAAGTGCACGCCCTCACCGCATCGCTTAAACCACATCAGGTTGAAAATGCACTTAAAGGTAATGAGGTATAATAAATAAATGGCTTACGAAAATTATAGATTTATATCATGGACTGATGGGACTCCCATTACGGGCGAAAGACTTGCTCAGATGTCTACAAATATTGAGCAAGTTAAAGATGCAACAGACGATAGACCCCAGGGTGTTATCCAATTACATCAAATAACTGCTGATGTTCCTAATGCAACTGGATATTCAGATTTTGCTGAGTATGAGTTAATTTCTTTAAAAGAAGATCCGCCTGCTGATAGAAGAGTTAGTGTGGATGGTAATCGTTACTATAAACTCTCGCTCCACTTTCCTGGGTTCCTTGTGAAGGCTAGAGGCGCTGAGGACTCAACTTTCCTCATCAAATTCTATCAAGGAACATTTGGCAACGCTTCCACATTATTGAATACTTGGAAGGTAACACCACCAATATTTTCTTTTTATGATGTTTCTGCAAATGCATCTACGACAACTGTAAGTGTTAAATCTAATGGATATCCGACTAGATTTGGTGCTGGTGATTACTCAATCATTCTGTCATCCTCATCGTCAGGCCTGACGGTGGAATCTTTTTATGTCACTGTAAAAAGAGATCAGGGTGCTAATACAACAAATGCTCCCGCATATTATATTCCAAGTGGTGGCACTGTTATGCAATTTTATGTTGAGGATGTCGGCGGAGTCTGATGCGTAGACGAGAGCTTGCTTCTCAAAGAAAAGATATAAAGTGGACACCCAGGAATAACACTGGCGCTAGCAACCCTAACTTTGCTGGTGGGAAGTACATTGACGATAAAGGATATGTTCGTCTGCTCAGGCCGGAACATCCAAGAAATATTCGTGGATATGTATATGAACATCGTTTGTTAATGGAAGAGTATATGGGGCGGTATTTAGAGCCTTGGGAGACTGTTCATCATATTAATGAGATCAAAACAGATAATCGTATAGAAAATTTCTTTCTGTGTACGCATAAAGAACACAGTGCAGTTCACATGGAAGGAAGAAAATCAACAATACAGCAAAAAGATAAATTAAGAGAAAATATTAAAAATACAAAACCCCATACGAGAAAGCGTGATTTTTCAAGAAAAAGTATCTCCAGAAAAAACTATCCTAATGACTGATTTTTCTCACCCAGGGTGTGGTAACATTGACCAACCACTAGGAGTGATAATGAAAAAATGTGAAGGTCAGGGCTGTGATATCGAATTCGAGCCTAATACGGCTAATCAGAGATATGCACAACCTACTTGTCGTAAGTCTATAGACTCTTTGGGCTTGTGTAAATACAGAAAAGACAATGGCCTGTTTGACATACCAGGAGTAGATAGTATTTGCGATAGCACTTCTGAGGCAGATCTTAGAGTTGCTTATGCAAAATTGCTTTCTGAATATGAGAAGGTCAAGGGCAAACAGGATGAACTAGCATCGGCTGTTTATCGTGCCGTGAAAGATACTGTTGCATCCCAGCCCCCTGTAAAACTGGTGGATGGCTTTACGCCGGTTAAAAGCAAGAAATCATTGAAGGACCAAGAAGTTGCTGTCGCAGTCCTTGCTGACTGGCAATTAGCAAAAGTTACACCTGACTATGATTCTTCCGTGTGTGAAGAAAGAATTGATAGATACGCCGATAAGGTAATTCAGCTTACCAATATTCAACGAGCAGATCATCCTGTTAATGAAATACATATATGGTGCCTCGGTGATATTGTCGAAGGCGAACTGATATTTCCGGGCCAGAGTTTTCTTGTAGATGGCGGTCTTTATCGTCAAGTGACTGTTGATGGACCACGCATTATGCGTAAGTTTATTAACAGGATGTTGGAGAACTTTGAGAAAGTTACATTCGTTGGCGTTATAGGGAATCATGGTGCTATCGGCGGTCGTAGTAGAAGAGACCATGACCCAGAAACAAATGCAGATAGAATGTTGTATAGAATCGTACAGTTGATGTATGAAAATGAAAAGAGGATTTCTTTTAACATACCGGATGGTAGAGGTGAAAGAAATTGGTATGCCATAGATTCGATTGGCAACTACAAGTCGCTGTTAATACACGGCGATCAGTTTGGAAGTCTATCAACACTGTATGCCTTCCAGAAAAAGGTGTATGGTTGGAAGGTTGGGGCAATCCAGGAAGAGTTCAATGATGTTTATTGTGGTCACTTCCACACTCCGACAAAGATGACGTTCAATACTGTGCAATTCAGAATCTCTGGTAGCCCAGAATCTACAAACACATATGCAATGGAGAGCCTGGCTGCAATTGGCCAGCCTTCCCAACCATTGATGTTTGTTCATCCCGAAAAGGGAATTGTAACAGCAGAATATAACTGCTGGTTATAGGAGGATATATGTTAGATAAAGGATTATTAAAAGACGTTGCTGAAAGAGCGTTGTGGACAGCGGCTCAGGCTTTTGTTGCTGTCTATACCGTTGGTGGTGTTGACGAGGCAAAGTCTGCACTTACGGCTGCAGTTGCTGCCGGAATTAGCGTTGTTAAGGGATTCATGGCCACTCAGGTTGGCAATCCTAAGTCGGCATCTACATTAAAGAATTAATATGATTAATCACCCGAGATTCACAATGAAATGCACTAGATGTAGTGGATTTAAATATGTAGGTGAGCCATTTCACCTCTTTGGAGAATTTTGGGTTGATGTTACATGTATTCAATGCGCCCACTCAGTAGATATTAGAGTGGAAGAGTTTAATAGGTTTGTTAACAAAGTTCATGGAAGTATGAAATGATTACTAATAAAATTATAGAAAATAAATTCTATTTGTATAAAGGCAAATCTGTTAAAGTCAAGAAGATTCATCGATCCTCCAACAGTGTTATTCTAAAATATCTGTTGGAGGATGATGAGGAAATAATTCCTTTTACTGGTGGTGAATTACTGCTAAGCAGATTGTATACCATCGGTGAGTTAGCAAAGATAACATCAAAAAGATCTGATACACTTCGTAAGTATGAAAAGAATGGTCTCATACCAAAGCCATCTTTTCTTATTGGTGAAGAATCGAGTTGTTACAAAAATTGGAGATTTTATACCGAATCAGAAGTCTACGATGTGGTAGCATTCTTTTCGGGCAGGAGTCCTGGCCGACCGGCCAGTTCTAAAAACCAAAACATTAGAAACAATATTGTTTCTTTGAGAGAAAAGGTTAATCACCTATGATTGAAAATGACAAAGCTGAAATTTGGGCATCGATTGGTATTACTAAGAATCTTGGTAATTATGAGTCGTTAAGACTTGATGCTGGTGCAAAAATTATGGCATCTAACCTCGAAGACGAGGGTGCTTGGAAAAGACTCTGGGAATCGCTTGATGAGCAGATCGAAGCCAAGTTAAAAGAGTTAGATAAGTGAATTGGCGAGATAAAGCAGTCTGTTCAAAAGATAAGCACTCAGATTACTGGTTGTCTTACAATCAGGATAAAATTAAATATGCTAAAGAAGGTTGCTCAAAGTGTTCTGTAACTCTAGAATGCTTTTTAAATTCCTTGGATTCCGAAGAGGATGTTGGCGTAATTTCAGGTATATCTGAGTTTGAAAGACTTGTTTCACGCTGGAAGGCGGTGAGTGATATAAATGGCAATAACTGGCAATGATGTAGTTGAGGTATTCAAGGTATACTGCAAGGAAAAGGGTAAACTTTTTGTACCAGATTCACCCAGGCAAGAAGATGTAGCAAATAGTCTTGCTGACCATTATGATAGTGATACTTTACTTGATGCTATTAAATGGTATATTGAGAAAGATGAAGGCCCAATTCTTGTATTTGATTTTGCTCTGAAGTCAAGAGACTATGTGCAGAAGATACAGAAAGAGAAAGCCTCTATAGACAGGTTCAAACAGACGGTTGCGGAGACTAGAAAGCTGATAGAAAAAGATGAACTATGAAATGAGGCTTATCAACTCAATTGTTGAAAGCGGTGACATGGTTACAGCGATCAATGAAGGCGTTGATGGTGTCTTCTCAGAGTACAGAGATATATGGAACTTTGTGTTAAGTCATTATGATAAACACAGCAAGGCTCCATCTAAAGACACCATTAAATCTCACTTCTCTGATTTTGAGTTTATAAACGCATCAGAACCATTGATGTATTATGTTGATCAGGCTAAAAAGGAATCACTTGCTCTGCAAACTAGAAGAATTGTAGCGCAGGCGCATTCACTTCTTGGTGAACTTGGGCCAAAAGAAGCACTGTCATTTTTGATGGAGAATACTTCTAAATTATATAAGTACTCTAGCAATTTAAAAGATACTGATCTTGTTAGTGAATGGCGTGATAGATTCGCTGACTTACAAGAGAGAGCCAATAATCCCGACAAGGATATTGTTGGTATTCCTAGCGGTATTTCTGTTATTGACAAAGTATTCGGTGGCTGGCAACCAGGCGATTTTATTGTGTTGCTTGGCTGGACAGGCGTTGGTAAATCTTTTATAGCAAGACTATTTGCCGTTAATGCTTGGCGTGCTGGTTATAGACCGATGATTATCTCTCTTGAAATGAATAAAATGCAAGAGGGGCAGAGGCTTGATACGCTGCTCAATAATGGTGAAGGGCACTTTACTAACACAGACTTAGTTAAGGCTAATCCTCATGTTGTTGATAGATATGGCAAGTGGGCCGAGGTCACATTTGAAGGCAAGCAACCGATATATCTGATCACCTCAGAGGGGCTTGAAACTGCTGATCAAAATATGGTGCAGGCTAAGATAGATCAGTATCAACCAGATATGGTGATATTAGATTATCATGGTCTATTTGATGATTCTAGCGGAGCCAAGAATGAAACTGAAAAGGCAAAGAATCTTTCAAAAGCATTCAAGAGAATTGCAGTTAAGAATAACGTTCCAATCATTGACGTTGCTGCTGTAACAATGAGTGATGGGCATAGCGAAAGACCACCGGAACTTGAAGAAGTTGCATGGTCAAAGCAGTTAGCCTATGATGCCGATCTCGTTCTTGCTATTCATAGAGAATACAACTCCGATACATTTCAGGTTGTATCTAGAAAAGTAAGAAGAGCTACACATTTTGGATTTTACTTGAAGTGGAATCTAGAAACCGGAAAGTGGAATGAAGAATGGGACTTGGGATGAAAATTGAAACAGATGATAATGTTTTGTATGTTCTGCACGGTATCAGCCGTGATGTAGAGACAATCATCAGATTGCGCCCTTGGATTGAAGACGAAATCAAGGATCGATATGGTGATTTTACAACAACAAAACTATACACTGATTACAAACCAAAAACTGAAACATTTGAATACAAAATTGTCTTCTACAAATAGTCTTGAATCTGAGATAAGAAGTCTGTTTTCTAATTATAATATTCAGATACAGACTGAAGCCGGCAAGGAGGCAACAATTTATTGCCCCTTCCATAAGAACACGCACAGCCCTGCTTTTTATATTAATTTAAAGACCGGGCTATGGCAGTGCTTTAATCCATCTTGTGATAAAAAAGGCAACTTTAGACAACTTTACAAGCATTTGACTGGTAAATCATACGGTCGTGAAAAAAAGATTGACCCTGTGAATCTCCAGCGTGAACTTGAAATGGCACTTGATTTCAAGAAAAAAGAAGAATTGTCCATTGACTCAATAGAAGTTGATTACAATTCAGAAGAAATAAAGTTGCTTCAAACAATGTTAGACAGAGGATTGTCTAAAGAAACATTGCAATTTCTAGAGATCGGATTCTCAAGAGTAAAAGAACGTGTTGTTATACCTGTGCGTGATAGTCAATATAATATTGTAGGCCTGATTGGTCGTGCCATTCATGACTGGCAGGATCCTAGATATTTGTATAACAAGGGGTTTAAGAGAGCAGAAATTCTATTCAATATACAAAATGCAAAGAAATTTGATGAGTGTATTGTAGTTGAAGGTAGTCTTGACTGTGCAAAGGTTGTACAATCTGGCTATAAAAATTCTGTAGCAACACTAGGCGCTCAAGTGTCGGAGCAACAAGCATCGATGCTCAGAAAATATTTTGACAAAATCATAATATTTTCTGACAACGACAGCGCCGGCAATGCCATGTGTGATGCTATAATCAGATCTTGCGAGGGCAAGGACTTGTATCGGATGCTCATTACTGATGGGCTGAAAGATCCTGGTGAAATGTCCGAGCAGGAAATACAACAATCATATCAAAATAAAATTTCCATTATAGGAGGAAGGTAGGAAACATGTTTGAATCATTAAAGACACTTAAAGACTTAGAAAAGAATATTCCGACTCAGAGCGGTGGTGGGGCAAAGAAGTTCTTCACCATCTCTTCGGGAGAGACTTTCAAGATTAGATTCCGTCAGGAACTTACTGAGGATTCTAAGTATTATGATGAGACATCTGGGACTGCAATCACTGTTCCGGTTGTTACATCGCCCATCAATTGGAAGTGGCGTGCCGCTTCTACTGCTGGTCTTGAGAAGTTTAATTACCGTTGCTGGGCTAGCGAGCAAATTTCTAAGGACACTAGATGGAGACCGAAGCCCCACTTGCTTATTAACGTAGCAGTTGAGGTTGAGCCTGGAACTTGGGAGCCTCGTATCATTGATACGACCTTCAACCAGCGTCATATTGGTCTTATTCTTATTGAATACGCTAAGGAATTTGGCACGATCACTGATCGTTACTACAAGTATTCAAGAACAGGTTCTGGAGCACAGGATACGAATTACACTCTTATCCCGCTTGATCAGTCACCGATGCCGAGTAATATTTCTTCATTGCCGATGCATGATCTTAACAATGTTTACATGACATTGCCTTATGCAAAGCAGGAAGCATTCTTTACTACTGGTGAATTAGTAAAAGACACTTGGTGAAAGGTGTGTGCCGGCAGGGATGAAACCCTGCCGGCACAAATATTTATGGCTAAAAGAATATGTCTTGACCTTGATGGTATTATTACCGACATTGGTTCTCGTTTAAAAGAGTATGCTGAATTAGGCTCTCTTGAATTTGATGCAGAGCATATAGGCGAGGCTCTGCTGACACCAGACGGTGTGGATTATCTTGAATATATATTTGAAGATCCATTGTTTTGGCGAAACTTAATGCCTATTAAAGACTCATGGCATGCCATTAATGAATGGTTTATGATGGGCTATGATGTTACTTTTGTGACCGCAAGAAGATCAGAAACATCAATATCAGAAATTGAACCTTGGCTTGATGGCTGGCGTGTCATGTACTCTGATATCGTAATCTGCGAGATGAATCATAAGTATGAGCATCTATCAAAGCTCAATCCTATCTTCTACATTGATGATAATCCTACAGAGATAAGGAAAATTATGTCTGAGCTCTCAGTCCCATGCTATGTCATCAAAACATGGTACAATGAGCATCTTATTGGTAAAGATATCCCGACAATCGATAAAATTTCTACCCTGCAGGTTTCTAAATAGTGACTGACTTTGTTCATCTCCACTGCCATTCGGAGTATTCTCTTCTTGATGGCATGTCAACGCCCTACGATATAGCCCGTGTAGCATCTACAAATGGACAATATGCTGCATCAATTACAGATCATGGCACAATGGGCGGTGTTTTAAAGTTTCAAGAAGCATGTAGAAAATCAGGAGTCAAACCACTCTTTGGTGTAGAGGCTTACTTTGTTGATTCTGTTGCCAATGATGGCGATGGTCGCCATGAAAGATTCCATCTTATTCTATTAGCAAAGAATAACGAGGGTCTGCAAAAGCTATTTAAAGCCAGTCAGGTCGGCTGGACAGATAATTTCTACTACAAGCCTAGAATTGACTTTGATCTGTTAGAGCAAATTGTCGATAATGACATTATTGCCCTATCTGGTTGCCTTGGCGGTGCAATCTGTAAGGCTATTGAAGCAGGCAACACATCACGAGCAGAACAGTTATCTGAACGTTTTATAAAGATATTCAAGGATGACTTCTACTATGAAGTTCAGGCTTGGAATCCTGCTCATATTAACAAGGGTCTCTTCGATTTGGCGGCTTCTTTTGGTAGAAAGCCTGTCGCTACTGCTGACTGTCATTTTCCCACACATGATGATCGTGGTCACGAAGAAGTACTGCTGATGATATCTCAGTATCCTTCACTAAACTCCGGCGACCTTCGTAAGGCTAGAGAGAATATTCGCCATGAAGGTAGCATCATTGAAAAAATGAATGCTATGTATCCAGATAGATTCTTACGGTTTGACGAAATAAATCCATACATTGCCTCTGCATCAGAGATTCAATCGTGGTTCAATACTGTTGGCATAGACAGAACTGATATCTTGGAAAACACCATTGAGGTGGCGCAAAAATGCACTGCGGAGATTCCGACTAAGAGAAAACTCTTGCCTAAATTCATGAAGTCGCTAGACTCAAATGAATACTTGCGTGAAGTGTCTACATTTGAGTTAGAGCGCCGTGGTTTTGGTGATGAATACAGGGAAAGACTTGAAGAGGAATTGTCGATCATTTCTCGCCTTGGTTTTGCTGACTATTTCTTGATGGTATGGGACTTGGTGAAATGGGCTGATAATAATAATGTTGGTCGTGGTCCTGGCCGTGGTTCTGTCGGTGGAAGTTTGCTGGCGTTCTTGCTTGATATCTCGAAAGTAGATCCCATAAAGTATGGGTTGCTGTTCTCACGCTTTTTGAATCCTGAAAGAAACGACTATCCTGATATCGATCTTGACTTTGAAGATAAGCGTCGTGATGAGATCAAGAAGTATTTGAGAAGTCGGTGGGGTGAGGACAACGTAGCAGCAATTTCTATCTATGGTACGTTCAAGGCAAA